GTAGTTCACTGTGCTCCTCTACATCAATACCCAGATCACGCAGCAGGCACTCCACATCGCGCAGATTCGTCGCAAAGTTGACGTTGTGGTCGTGGTGCAGCACCCAGCACAGCACGTTGGCACAGATCTCGAGGTGGAATGCTTTGTCCTCATCGACTATCTGTTCCCGTACCTGTGGCGTCAGGATCAGCCCCACGATTACGTCGTGCGCGCGTTGAATCTCGTCGTGGGAGCGCAGCGGCGGCCTTGTCATGTGGTCTGCACCTCCAGCACCGGACTGCGACCGGCAACCGGTCGTCGTCCCATTGCTCTGTCACCAGCCCCGAGCCACCGCAGCTCGGACACGTGCCCGGCGGCTCCAGCCCCGTCGGCTCGATCAACGAGCGCGGGATATACTTGCCGTTCCACTCGACTAAGCGGCTCATTTCTTCTTCGGCCTGCCTGGCCGCCGGCGAGGCGCCCCGTTGAGCACGACCTCGCCCGGCGCCGGCGGCAGCTCTTTCAGAATCATGGCCTCGAGTACGTCGGCCGCGGTGCGCTGCTTGTCACCGTTGGCCCGGCGACGAGCCACTTCGATCATCAGGCGATAGTGGGCTGCCGGGTTCAGCATAACGGTGACCCGGTTAGCCATCGCTTAGCCAACCAGCACCGCCAGCACCCAGAAGGCGAGGCCCAGCGACTGCATGTCGGCCCGCGGCGGCCGGATCTCCGCGGCGTGCAGGATGAAGCACAGCAGCGCCAGAATCAGCAGCACGAGTTTTGCGGATAGCATTTCAGATCCTCTCCTTCACCCGCGCGTACACGCGCAGACAGTCCTCACACATGTCGGCAGTGGGGAACCTACCCACCTCGGCGCGCTTCCGCTTCGGCCGCGGCTGCGTCAGCTCCCGGCCGCACCAGGCGCGCCGCCAATATTCGGGCGGCAGATGCACCGCGTGATAGACTCCGCCGCGATCGCGCGCCAGGTCCACCATCAGGCCCATGCGCCCGCGGACGGCCTCCACCAGATGGTCGAACAGTTCCTTGTCGACCTGCTGGTACAGGCACGGCTTGCAGATCAGGCTCAGGCAGCCGGTGGGCTGGCCGCAGCGGCCGCAGCGATTGAGGTCGCTATACACGAGTTCCATCGGGCTGAAGATAGCCACGTTCAGTCGCCACCTCGATTGCCAGCGAGGCCGGAATGCGCCAGGCCTGCCGCTCTTGCGAGAGCGCGATATTCACTATGCCCTCGCGATCGCGGAATAGATTGCGAATTTGGCGCGGCGAGACCTGCCACAGCCGCGCCAGGCTCCGCACGGAGTACATGCGCTCAAGTTCCACCACTTGGTACCTGATTTATGCAGTTCGATACTACGCCTCGGGGCGCATGAACGCAAGTGGAAATCGCCGGGCACTGATTTCTGTCTCACGCTTAATGGGCGGTTTTCAACTATAATTCGGGCAGCAGCGCTATTCCAACTGGCGGCAAACAGCGGTGTCTCAAGGGGGAGGAGCCGCTGTTTGCTGTGAGCCAGAATCGATCAAATCCTGTATCATGAGTGCGTGATCGACCGGCCGCTAGTGACTCCGTTAACAGGTGCGGCAGGTGGCGCTACTACCGTGGAGCTGCCTGTCGCGCCCCTCAACGGGCACTCGGTGGCCCGACCGGATGGCGGCGCTGACGTCTATCTGGACGGCATCGCCGCGGAGCCCGAGCCGCTCGAGGCGCCCTTCGACGCCAACCTGGCTGAGATCCTGGACGAGCAGACCCTGCAGTCCATCGCGAGCGACCTGCGTTACGCCATCGACGAGGACAAGCAGAGCCGGCGCGACTGGGAAGACGCGCTCACCAGGGGCATGGACCTGCTCGGCATCAAGGATGAGGAGCGCACCCAGCCCTGGCCGGGCGCCTGCGGCGTGGTGCACCCTATGATCCTCGAGGCCGCGGTGCGGTTCCAAAGTAAGTCGATCACCCGCCTGTTCCCGGCCGAGGGGCCGGCCTCCGCCAAGGTGCTCGGCGACTCGAGCGATGAGCGCATCGCCCAGGCCAAGCGCGTCGCGCATGACCTGAACTACTGGCTGACCGACAAGATGCTCGAGTACCGCGATGAGACCGAGCAGCTGCTCTTCGCCCTGCCGGTTGACGGGTCGTCGTTCAAGAAAATCTATTTTCACCCGCTGCTCAAACGGCCCATGGCGCAGTACGTGCCGGCGAGCGATTTTCTGATGCCGTGGGGCTTCCCCAACCTCGAGACCTGCCCGCGCTACACCCACGTGATGAAGCAGTCCTACGGCGATATTTTGCAGCTGCAAACCAACGGCTTCTATCGCGCCATCCGACTCTCGCAGTCGCCGCCGCTCGATCGCTCGCGCGTCGAAGAGAAGGTATCCGAGCTCAGCGGTATGTCGCCGTCATACACGCGCAATGAGCTGCTGACCCTGTGGGAGTCGACCGTTGACCTGATGCTCGAGGGCGACAACATCCCACGATCGTACGTGGTGACGCTGGATGAGGCCTCGAACCGCATACTGTCGATCTATCGCAATTGGCGCAAGGGCGACCCGGAATACGCCAAGGTGATCAGCTGGGTGCACTACAAGTACGTGCCCTGGAAGGGACCCTACGGTCTCGGGCTCATCCACTTGATCGGCGGTATCGGGCACTCGACCACGTCGATCCTGCGGCAGCTGGTCGACGCCGGCACGCTCTCGAATCTGCCCGGCGGGCTGAAGAGTCGGCAGCTGCGCATCAAGGGCGATAACGACCCGATCCACCCGGGCGAATTCAGAGACGTGGACGTGCCGGCGGGCAAGATCCTCGACTCGATCGCGTTCATTCCGTATAAGGAACCCTCCGCAGTTCTCTTCCAGCTTCTGCAAATGCTGGTCGACGAGGGTAAGTCGTTCGCCTCGATCGCGGAGCTCGACATCACCACGTCCTCGCAGAACGCGCCCGTGGGCACGATGTTGGCCCTGATCGAGCGCGCCACTGAAGTCATCTCCGCGGTGCAGAGCCGCATGCATATTGCGCTCGGGCGCGAGCTCGCGCTGATCGCCGAAATCATCCGGGACAACACCGGCGGCGAGTATGAGTACGACCCGCCTAACGGCCTGCCGCGCTCGATCAAATCACAGGACTACAGCCAGGACGTCAGTATCATCCCGGTGAGCGACCCGGCGGCCTCCACCATGGCGCAGCGCGTCATGCAATACCAGGCCGCCCTGCAACTAAGCGCGCAGGCGCCGCAGCTCTACGACCTGCCCAAGCTGCACCGGTCGATGGTCGAGGTATTGGGGATCGACAACGCCGACCAGATCGTGCCTGACAAGACGTCGGCTGAGCCGATGGACCCGGTGAGCGAGAACATGGCGCTGCTCACGAGTAAGCCCGTGAAGGCGTTCGAATGGCAGAACCACCAGGCGCATATCGCGGTCCACATGGCGCTCGGTGATGACCCGAAATTGAAGCAGGCGCTGAGCCAGAATCCACTTGCGCCCTCCATCATCCAGGCCGGCAGCGCGCATATCGCCGAGCATCTGGCGTTCGCCTATCGCGCCCAGATCGAGCAGCAGATGGGCACACAGCTGCCACCGCTCGGAAGTAAGCTGCCGCCTGAGGTCGAGGAACAGCTCTCCGGCCTGGTGGCCGCGGCCGCCCAGAAAGTGCTCGACCAGAATAAGTCCGAGGCGCAGCAGCAGCAGGCGCAAGCGCAAGCACAGGATCCGGTGCTCCAACAGCAGCAGGCGGAGCTGCAATTGAAGGCGCAGGCGCAGCAGCAGAAGGGCCAGGCCGACCAGGCCAAGCTCCAGCTCGAGGCCGCCAAGCTGGCGCAGAAGACGCAAGCCGACCAGGCCCGCCTGGCCAGCGAAGAGCGCCGCACCGCCATGCAGGTCTCAGGCGAGACCACGCGCCACCAGATGAGCGAGAGCTCCGAGGACGCACGCCGGCAGGCCGCCGAGCAGGCCGAGACCCAGCGGCACATCATTACCACCGACGCCGAGCGGGAGAAGCACCAAATAACTACCGCGGCCGACCAGGCCAAGAGCGACGCCGATCGCGCTGCGGCCGCCGAGCAGGCTGCCATGGCGGCTCCGCCTGAGCCGCCGACCACGCCGTAATGGACGAGCTCGAGCTCCGCTACTTCGAAGAGAACTTTGATTTCCTGCCGGCCGACGTGCAGGCACGCGTGCGCAATCAGCTGGCCGTGCTGGCCGGCGGCCGCGACCAGGCTGAAGCCCGCAATCGCTTTTTGCCGTTCGTCCGGCGGGTGTGGCCGGATTTCATCCATGGGCGCCACCACGACGTCATGGCGGACGCGTTTGAACGCATCGAGCGCGGCTCGCTCAAGCGGTGCATCATCAACATGCCGCCGCGGAGTACAAAGAGTAAGTTCACGAGCGTGTTATTCCCCGCCTGGTACCTGGGGCGGCACCCGAACAAGAAAATCTTCGAAGGCTCGCACAGTGCCTCGCTCGCCATGGATTTCGGGCGCGAATTGCGCAACCTGGTCGCCGGCGAAGACTACCAGGCGATCTTCCCGGGGCTGCGCCTGTCGCAGGATGCGCGGGCCGCATACCGCTGGTCGACCAAGCAGGGCGGGGAATACTTCGCGGTGGGCAAGACCGGCGGTGCCGCCGGCCGCGGCGGCGACCTGGTCATCATCGACGACGCGCATAGCGAACAGGACGTGCTGAAAAACGCCAAGGCGGAATTTGAGAAAACCTGGAAGTGGTATCTGGCTGGCCCGCGGCAGCGCCTCCAGCCCGGCGCCGCGATCCTGGTGGTAATGACCCGCTGGGGAGAAGCGGACCTGACCGGCCGGCTGATCAAGCAGTACACCGAGGATGAGGAGGAGCTCGAGCGCTGGGAAGTAATCGAGCTGCCGGCGATATTGCCGAGCGGGGAGCCACTCTTCCCGGAGTTCTGGAAAATCGAGGAGCTGAGAGCGACGCGTGCGACCATGCCGCCGGCGCGCTGGGCGGCCAACTATCAGCAGAACCCGATCGCCGAGGAAGGGGCGATCATCAAGCGGGAATGGTGGCAGCCCTGGAATAAGGTGGACCCGCCGGCCTGCGATTTTGTCGTGCAGGCCTGGGATACGGCATTTTCTGAGTCGGACACGGCGAACCGCTCGGCCTGCATCACCTGGGGTGTATTCCGGTATCACACCCATGACGATCCACCGCGTACGCGCTCGGGCATCATCCTGCTCGACGCCTGGGCCGGCCGCGTGGGCTTCCCCGAGCTCAAGCGGAAGGTGCGTGAATTGTACGACCAGTGGAAGCCGGACTCGCTCGTCATCGAGAAGAAAGCCTCGGGAGCACCGCTCATCCAGGAGCTCTACCGCGCCGGCATCTACGTGCACGATATGGCTGCACCCTCGCGCTCCAACGACAAGGTCATCCGCACCAACGCGGTGGCGGACCTGTTCAGCTCCGGCGCGGTTTTTGCGCCGCTGGGCCAGCGCTGGGTGGAGCAGGTGCGCGAAGAGATGGCGGCGTTCCCACAGGGCGAAAACGACGACCTGCACGACGCCGCGGTGTGGGGCCTGCTGCGCCTGCGACACGGGAATCTCATCCGGCTGGGCACCGACGAAGAGGACGACCCGGACTGGAAGCCGCGGCCGCGGACGAAATATTATTAAGCCTCGCGCTTGATGGACTGGCGCGCGGGTCCGGCGTGTTCTGCCGGGACTGCGGCCAGCGCATGGTTACGGATTAGGCCCACCGATACAGCCGTTTGTGTCTCGGCAGGCTCAGATCTAGGCTTTTTCGAGATTCCACCATCGCCAGAGCTGTTCGACACCGTTGTTGAGCAGAGCATGCGCTGAACGCAGCGAGTCAGATGTCCAGGCAGTGATCGGCTCCTTTGAGCAGAACCGTGAACAGTCTACCCGGGAGTCGACGCATACGAAGAATACACGCGGCCGAGATTGGGGGACGAAGCGCCTCGCGTCCATGACGAGGCCACCATATTGCATGTCAAGTCCCGCGAGCGCCTCGCAGAACCCGAGAAAGCTATCGCCGTACAGGAGCCCGGTCACATTCTCAATCACTATCATCGGCGGTCGCATGCCGTGATCATGAACCTCATGCATAAGCCGCCAAAACGGCCAGAAGGTTCCGCTACGCTCCGCTGACAGTCCTCGGTGCCAACCAGCAAGCGAAAGGTCCTGGCAGGGGAAAGAGGCCCACGCCAAAGTCGGGTTCTTGTCTAGTTCGGCGATGGTAACGTCAGCGATGTCCTTTCGAACAAAATGATCCTTCCCGAAGTTCGCGACGTAAACAGCCTCCTTCTTCGGATCGATGTCGTTGGCCCACACGCATTGCCAATTCGGTCCCAATCCGAGGGTCGCGAGTCCTGCGCCTGCGAAAAAGTCGTAGAACTGAGGCAGATCGGCTCCTTGTCTCTCAGACTGTCGATTTTAGCGCTCCCGAGGACCAGGCGTGGAACTACTACGTGCGCAATCAGAACGTGCCCGCCGGCCAGGCGCTTTTGCGTAAGGCGGAGCCGTTCCCGGAGCTGAAACCGCCTCCGCTTGTGCATCTGCAGCAGGTGCTGCACGTTCTGAGCGGCATTATGGCTTCCTCAGCACCGACAACACACACCCGCACTGCGGACAGAACACCACGTCTACGGGCGCTGCCTCGTATTTCATCATGCCCAGCTGCTCAATGGTCGACTGACATTCCGGGCAGTGCGGCCGTTTATTTATTGACACATGCGTGCGTTCGTCGAGCGAGACCTCGGCCAGATCACGCAGCGCGCGAGCGTCGGCCACCGGGGTCTCGGAGTAGAAAATGCCTAACTCCAGGCGCTGTGGCACGCCGTCGGGGAACATATCTTCAATGCGCAGGTGGATAGGTTCGCGCGCGAGGAGCTTATGCACATTGCCTGGCTCGAGGACTAAGGCGAGGAACCTCGAGCCATTGGATTTCTGGCCTACTATCTGATTCATAATTTTGCCCCGCGACCGCGGGGTGTGCCACCGGTCACGTCTTGCTGAAGACCCTCCTGTAGAGCTTTTGGAACTCACTTGTGAGCGTAATCGCCTGGGCCCCGGTCATCTGCCGCTGGACCTCGAGCTCGATCCTCGACACCGAGCGCGGCTTATGATCCTCGACGTGGTGGTTGAGTTGCCGGACTGCATCGTCGAGCTTGGCGTCTACGACATTGAAACTCCCTTCCTCGCGCGATGCGAAAAAATGCGCAGTGGCGTAGCCGCGCGGGTCCACGAGGACACGAATAGCAGACGAGCGATTTCTGTTCGGCATGTGTGCGACCTCAGGCTGACTTTCGTTTGGGGGCCTTCGCCACCAGATGCGGGCCTTTTCGCATGAGCCCATAAATGTGGGGGTCGAAGTAACGCGTTAACGGGCCGAACGGATTGGCGCGCACGATGGCGGTATAGCGAAAGTCATCGTAGGCACCATGGCCGGCCTTGGTTAGAAAGAAGCCGCGGCTAGGCGCGTAGGCGACCCACTCTCGGATAAGCATAGAGCGGAGGGCGCGCTGATCGAATTTCTGGGCGTCCTGGATGGACATCTGGCCGACAGCCGCGAACTCTTTGATCAGCGCGTACTGTCGGTTGGATATGCGGGTGGTCACGCCGCTGCCCTCACTCGCTTCGCCCGGCGCCGCTGCATTTCGCGCTTCCTTTCCTCGGGATCAGCGGACCAGCCGCGCGGCTTCTTCCGCTTGCGGCCGGCCTGCATCGCCGCGATGCGCGCTTGGCGCTGCGCCGGCGTGGCCGCCTCCCAGCTTTTGCGCCCGGCGGCTGCGCTCGAGAGTTTCGCCCGCCGCGGCTGCTTCGCCGGCGGCGCATGCGCCTGCGCGTGCGCCAGCTCCTCTTTGATTTCGTTCAGTAGCTGCTGCAGCATATCAATCGCGTGCTGAAGGCCAGGAACGATGGCGGCCAACCCAAAGAGGGCGTAGTTATTTTTCTGCAGGTTACCCTTGGACATGATATTTTCCCGCTAAGTCAAAAGTCGGATGCCTCACCCCTAGATTGTCGGTCTCATTCTACTCCTGACCCCACCGAAGTTGAAAGTTGAAATTTTATATAACTTTTACTTAATCGTATTGCTACTGTGAGGTCGTGAACAGCGGAAAAACAAATCTATTCGCAACCCCGCAATGGGGAATTGACAAGCGGTGGAGATGTTTGCAGAGGGGGTGCGTGTAAACCCTTCAACGCAATTTAGGCGCACGTTGAGTGTAGGGGAAAGGATAGGCGCCGGCTTTTTTGCAGCAATCGAAAGCCCTGGCCACCGCGCGGGCCAGGCTGTTCGCCTTGCAGTAGCAGCGATCTTTCAGTCGCGGCCGGCCGGCGCCGGGAGAGTGCGCGGCCATCTTCGCGATGCGCGTGCGCTCGGTTTTCGGCACACCCGCCCAGCGGGCTTGCCCCATCAGTACAGCTGCCGGATTCTTTTTTGTCGTCGTCATTGCGCGTTTGCCTTAACGGCGCTGCCGGCGCGCACGGCCTGCATGATGCGGCTGCGCTGCTTGGGGGAAATCTTGGCCCAACGGCCTTTACTCATGGAAGCGGCCGCCTTCTGTAAAGCCGTCTTTTTCTTAGCCATACGCCCTAATTTTACCACAAGCGTTAGATTTTGTCACTTGTCCAACTTGACCGCGTATTCGCGTGCTGGCGGCGTCTGGCTCTTGGTCCCGTGCACCGCCTGGTCCCACCAGAAAGTGCCGTGATATTTCCCGAAAAGCCCGGCGCCCGTGCGGTAGTCTTTGAAGTGCCCGCGGCAAATGTGCAGCGCGGCCCTGTGCCCGACGCCGTGCTCCTGCTGGGTGCGGCGCAGGACCGCCTTCATGGGCTCGATCACGATGGTTTTGTAGTTGGTCGGCCGCAGGCCGGCGTGGCGTTCGGCATAGCGCTTGGCCAATTTCGGCGGCACCTGCTCGTCGACGACCCGCACGTTTTTACAGTGCATGAAGGATATGGCCAGCAGAGTCGGGTGCGTGTAGGCGATAAAAGCGACCACCAGATCATTTGTCTCCGGGTCGTGATAGCCCTGCATCCAGCTTTTGCCGAGAAGCCGGCCGTCAGCGTCCAGGCAGAGGAATATGGTGCCGTGCGGCCCCTGCACCTCACCAGGCTGAAATCCGTATTCGATGAACACCTCGAGCGACAGAACCCAGCGCGTCCCCGGCAATAACTCCCCATCGGCGACACGGACCTGCTCCGGGTCGAGCCCCGCCACCAGCACGCCCATACGCCCACGCGGCCCCAAAATCGACAGGTCAGAGTCCCCATGCACACGCGATCGGATCAAAGACGGCAATTTGTGCTCTACCCAAAACAACGGGAAGGGCGGTGCCATGTTGGCGAAATCCGTCCCCAGATCCCAGATTTCCTGGTCGGTGCCGCTGAAGTAGTAGTCGGCCACGTTATCGGCCACAATCACCGGCAGCGGCCAGCGCTTGCCCTCGAGCAATTCCCAGATAGCGCCGGCGTGCTGCCCCCACAAATCCTCCTTGACTATGAAGCCCGGCATTACCAGCCGGCCCCACGCGCGCATGTCATCGAGTAGTCTGGCCATATGCGGCCGACCGTAGCATAGTGCGCTCGGTATTGTCAATCGGAGGTGTGATAGCCTGGCGGGATGGCAGTCAACTTGTCGGCTTACCACACCGTGGCCCTGGCGGCCAATACACCCACGCAGCTGGTCGTGCCGGGCGGCGGGCACTGCACGCTCAACATACTCAACCTGGGGACCGGAAACCTGTTCATCTCGTCCACCAACACGCCGGCGGCGAACTCGAACAGCTTCAAATTGCCGACCGGGACGACCATCGTGCCGATCCCGATCGGACCCGGCGGCGTGTGGGTGGCCGCAGATGCGGCCGGCAGTATCAGTGTGGCCGTGATCCCGCGGCTCTAGGCCGGCTTCTTCAAGTGCTTGGCGACCTCGAGCGCGGTGCGCGCGATCGCGCGCAGCTGGCGGATGTGCGCAGTGCGGGAGTCGATCCTGGTCGGCGCGGCGCGCTTCGCGCCCATACCGTCGCGGATATAGCCGCGGACCAGGTCGCCGACAGAGAAGCCCGGCCGCTCGCGACGCACGCGTGCGGCCTCAGTTACCAGAGCCCGGTAGTCCTCATCCGAGATCAGGACATTGAGCGGGTGGCGGTTTGGAAATAGACGCGGTCTCCCACGCATATTAAAGGAATTTTCTCATTTTCCTTCCACCCGCTCAAGCAGTTTTATGTGCCCGGCGCGCCGTACACGCCGAGTGGATCCGACCAACCGAACGAGTAGCGCTCGCGGGCCTTATAGCGAAGGTTCCCGGTGTCGAAGTCCGGCTCGTCCTTGGTCGAGAGCGGAACGCGTACGAACATCTTCAAGCCGTTGGGCACATCCGTCAGCACCCACCAGGCCTTGGGATTGGTGATGTAGTGATTGACGCTCCAGCCCTGCGGGATCGTGCCGTTGGTGTAGATAGCGTTGATGTCATTATCCGCGGTGCCTGGCCGGTACTGCGACTTCAACACACGCGTCGCCGTGAACACCTGCGCGGCCGGGATGATCAGCTTGCGCGGCTTGGCTGCGATCAGCAGGCCGCGATCGTCCAGCCAGAGCGAGATGGTGGTCGCTGCGGCCTCGAGCGAGGTCTCGTTGAGGTCACTCGGCGTCGTCGGCGTATTCGCGTTGAACGTGCCGCCCAGAACCAGCGGGTGCGCTGTGTTGCAGAGGCACACGCCGTCGCCGCCCGGAAAATTGGTATCGAAGCTCGAGTTGAGCACCGCGGCGCCCTTGACCTGCTTGGTGTGGGCCATCGAGCGTGCCAGCGCCTTGGTGTAGCGCTTCGAGAGACTGTCATACAGGTTGTCTTCGAAGGCTTCCTCGGTGATGGCGAACCCGATCGCGATGGTCTCGTGCGTATAGCGCGAGGTGTAGGTCTCCTGCGCTTCGTCGTAGTGGACCGCGGCGCCCTCGGCCTTGACTGGTGCAGGGCCAAAGCCGGAGACTTTGGTCTCCTCTTCGAAGGACCGCTCGGAATTTTCGACGGCGAAAATGTCCTTGTGCTCTTCGGGGTAGCGATCATACTCGAGCCCGAATAAGGCGTTCAGGCCGGGGACCAGCTCTTTCATCAATTGCGCTCTTGAGATTGCCATGGCTGTGTCCTCCTCCTTATTGGGCTGCGCTCATCGTCATGCGGTGAACTCCAAAGTTCCACACGACGAGTACGTCGGTAAATGCGTCGCCAGGCTGAGACCCTGCGCCGACCGCAGGGCCGCCAGTATTGACGAAATCGTAGATGCGCACCGCCAGCGTAGCGGTGGCCGCAGCACTCGAGGCCACCAGCGCCACCGTCGAATCGCCCGTCGCTACGTTGCCGCCGGTGCCGCCGGAGAAGCCCGTTAACGCGGCGTTCAACCCGATTTTATCGGCCGTGACCGGCCCATCCGCCTGGACCTGCATGACCAGGGTAGGGGAGTCGGCGATTTTCAATTTGACCTTAGTAGCGCCGTTCGAAATCGCGTTGGCGGGCAGATACTGCGCGTTCACAAAACCGCGTACCGGGTCGATCCACTCGGCGCCCATGAAGACGCCGATGGGGTTATTCGCGGATAGCGTTGTGGTGGGAGTTGCGGTCAGTGGGACCGGGTTACCACCGGTGAGACCAACAGGATCGCCGAAATAAAAACCCTTGGCCTGGTTGGCCGTCAACGGGTAGCTGTGCACGCCACCGCTGAACGGCAAATCTCCTAAAAGTTTGACGACACGCAGCCCGTAGGGGCCTGCAACGGCACTCATGCGTCGTTCCTCCTCGCGTGGAAGTTAAGTTAGCCCGAGCCTGGCTAGCGCGACTCTTTGCTCTCGCGTCGCACTACCGGGCCAAAACCGCGGGTAACCTGCGTGACGTGCGACCGGAACATGGTCCGAAAACGCGGATCAGTATCAGCCTCGAGTTGGTCGTTGACCGACTGCATCTGGGCCTCCGTCATTTTGCGATAGTGTTCCTGTCGTTGTCGCGACAGTGCCGCGGGCGCGCTACACAATAACAGTCCACCCACCTCTACCCCGTCCGGCCAGCGCGTGCCGTAGTCGGACAGGATCTGCAGCTCGGGGTAATCCGCTCCCAGCACGGGAGACCACCCCTCGCGGAACGACGTGGAGACATTGATTGGATCCGCTTGCCCCATCGTGGACGTGCGTACCCAGCGGTACACCAGGCCGGGACGGGGATGCGGATCCGGCAACACATTGGGCGGGATCCAGACCTGCTCACGCGCCCCGGCATCGCGCGTCTCTTGATCGCGCGAAGTGCGGGTATCTTCGGGTGACTTCATTATTGGACCCTCCCATCTTTCATCGAATCTTTGACTAACTGCTGCGCATACTGCTCTGGCGTCAGGCCGAGCGACCGCGCGATGCGCACCTGGCTATCGGTCAACGTCACGTGACGCGGCCGGACCGGCGCGCTGCCATTCACACGCGTGCCGCCCATCACCGCCACCGGCCGGCGCACCGGCTGCTCGGCCGGTTCCTGCTCTGACTGCTGCTCCGACTCGGCCGGCGCCGCCGGCACGGCGGTCTTGAAGCGCTGCGGATAGACTTCACGCAGCCGGCGATCAATTGACGACCAATATTGATCGGGGTTGGAAGCTTCGGTAATGCCCTGCTTGGCCAGGTCCGCATGCACGCCCAAAGCGAAGCCGGTAATTTCCTCATTGCCCGGCGCATTGAACCAGGGGTTGCGTTGCATCCAGGCCTGCACACCTGGAGACTGAGCCGGCGCCGCCGGCCGCTCCTCCTCAGGCGCAGCGGCCGCGGCCGCTGGAGTCGTGGGCTTCAACAGACGCAGCCGATCGGTCTCGGCCACGTAGCGGGAGACTTCCTCGTTGGCCGCCACGATCGCGTCAGGGTCCGACGCCGAGTAGGCCAGCCGGGCGCGGCTTTTGGCCTGCTCGAGCTGCGCTTCCGCGCGCTGGATGGCCTGGTTGATCAGCGCCTCTTCACTCCGACCCACATTGGCGCGGAGCTGCTGGTTCTCGTTATAGAGCTGCTGCGCCAAGGTGGTCGCCGTCGCCATGTCCTTGTTTGACTGGATGACGCGACGCTTCCATTCCTGATTGACGACTTTTAGCGACTTGATGCGTTTTTGGGCGTCCTTGGCGTAGCGGGATACCTCATCGTCCGGGACGTCGGCGAGCTTCGACACCTCGTCGTCGGTCAGCTGCGGCTTGCCCAGCTTGTTATCGGCATCGCCCGCAACCTCGACGATTACCTCCGGCTGCTGCTGCTCTTCTGCTGCTGGTTCTTCCGCCATTATCACGGTCTCTCAATATCCGCAGGGTTACCGCGCACGACCGCCTGCACAGTGTCGTCATTGATGAGCGCGTACAAGTGCCCGCCCACCGTGAAGCGCGTGCCGGCGTAAGCGCGGATCACGACCACATCGCCGGGCGCGCACCAGGCGCCCGTCGGGAATTTCTCCTTATCCGCGTACGCGTCCGGGCCCAGCGCGACCACCTGCGCGATCAGCTGCGCTGACTCTTCCACCGCGTGCGTCGTCTCGGGCATGTAGAGCTTGCCCCACCGCTCCATCTGTTGGGGCAGGTTCGGAATCCGCACCAGGACGCGATAACCGGTCGGCTCGAGCGCACCGCGGATCGTCTCCGATTCCGCCGGCGCCGGCGCCACGATCGGATCGATTTCCACTGAGTCACTCATGCTCATCCTCGATAAAACCGCCGTCGCGCTCAAAGCGTTCGTGCATGTCAAAAATCGTCGTTAGGCAAAATTGTATACCATCAATCTGGCCCCGTATATATTGATACGCCGCATAGTCGGCCGGCGCCCCCGACACCAGGGCGTCCGTCCGGGCGCGCATTTCCTCCTCAAACCGGCGCTTCAGGGCGTACTCGAGGTGGGATAACTGAACCGAGGCCATCGTCAGCGCAGGCGCACCACCACGCCTCCTGAGCCCTTTTTCATGGGCTTGGCTTGCTTATCGTGCCCCCAGGCATTCGCCCGCACCTGCTTACGAAAATCGTCCAGCCGCCGGGCGCCGGCCGCCGTCGAGCCGTCCCCCAGCGCGGACACCGTAGGCGCGTCAATCACGTATTCCCCGTCGGACAGCAGCACCGGCCGGCCCGAGGGTGTGACGCCCTCAATCTCGTCCGACTGGCCCGTACCGTCCCCCTCGAGCAGTCCACCGCCGGCCTGCGCCAGCTCCTCGGGCGCCTCTTCCCCTTCCGCCTCCTCATCCTCGGGCTGCTCCGGCGCCTCTTCGTCCTCTTCTTCCTCGGTCTGCGTCTGTTTCTGGTGCTTCGCCTCGACCATCTGCTGCAGGTCCGCCAGCGCCTGCGCGCCGAACAGATCAATAAAATCCGCGAGCGCGCCCTCGGCATCCTCGGACTGCCCCTCGAGCGCAGCCATAGCCTCCAGCACTACCTGGCGCGCCTCGTCGTCCTCGGGCGAGGCCTGCTCTTGGAGTTCGGGCTCCGTCTCCTCAGGTGCCGGCCCGCCCTCAGCGTAAGGAAACCGCGCCGTCGAGCCCGGCATGGCGAACATCTCGCGGTTGGCCATCGGAGTGCGGCTCACAGCTTCGAGCACCGCGCGGGCGCGCGGATTGTAGAGCTTCGGCCGATCGGCCGCGTAGATCTCACTAACCGGATTCAACCCGCCGCCCTGGGCCAACCGGCTGCCGCCGGGCGTCAGGTGCGGCATCGTTCGCTTCGACCCCAGCCCGCGTATCGAGGCCAGGCCACTCGGCACGCGCAGCTGCGGCATACGACCACTTAGTCTCATGGCTTATATATCCTGTTTGTTGACGACCGTTAAAAATTTCTGGCCAGTTTGCGGCGTGGCCAGGTAGAGAGTCCCGGTAGCCAGTTTTGAGGTGTCTGGATAATCGCCGGCCGCGGCACTCACGACCGGCGGGTCCGTCATAACGAACCGGGCCGCGATCACCTCGCCCGGCGCCTCACGCTGGAACATGTAGGCGTTCACCGCGTTGATGAGCTCCGCCATGTAGCTCTGGTCATACACCGGCGGCGGCTGCGGCAGTGCCTGTCGAACCACTCGCGCCATAGTTATCTCCTCCCGTCGGGCTGCATGTCGCTGCGCAGCGTGCCCAGGCGCCAGCCCACGCCCAGGCCCTCACTCTCGATGCGGAATGAAATCTGCCGCTCACGCACCCGGATAGACTGCTCCGGTGTGTACGGCGTCACCTCGAGCCGCGCCGCCACCAGCTTCGGCTTGTTGGGCGCCGAGCGCGTCAGCACCGTGATGCCTACCGCCTGCCGCTCGGCATCACCGCGAAATGCCACATCCGGGATCAGCCGCGACAGGAACAGATAGTGCTCGCCGCCCTCAGCGTCAATATCGGCTGACTCAATCCACGCCGGCAACGGCACACCGTCGTCGTCGTCGCCGTACTCGTGATAGTAGAGCAGACCGTTCTTGCGGTCCGTCGCCACCGGGTACGAACCGCGGCCCATGTCGAGCCAGGCGGTGCGCTCGATCTGGCCCAGCGACCACACCTGCTCGCCATAGTTGTAGGTCACATAGCGGTCGTTTTCGAGCGAGTTCTTACTCGGATAGAACCAGGTCACCTCGCTGAACGCATGGTTGTGACCGGCATAGACCTTGTAGCCCTGCAGATAATTAAAGTCGTTGAAGATGTAATCCTTGACCGCACACGGCAGCTCCTGGATCTGGCCGGTGTACGCATAAAAAATCCCGCGATCCATCCACAACACGATCGAGCCGGTGTTGATCATGGCGTTCGGGCCGATGATGGAGAGCCCGCTCGCGATCGAGTCGAACCCGAACACATAGGGTGTGCCGATATATTTCATCGCCCACAACCCCAGGTCGGTCCAGATCAGAATCTCGGAGGCGGTGCGCATGCCGCAGATGATGTAGCTACCGGCAGAGAGCCGCTGGTCGCCGGCGGTGTTGGTGCGTAGCGGCTGCCAGTTGTACGCATCCTCCTCGGTCGACCAGCGCACCAGGAGCAAGTCTGGTTGCGATCCCCCAAGCGGCTCGCAGCCCATCGCGATCAGGTGCCGATCGTTGGGTGAAATGAGAATCTGGCGGGCCGTCGCTGGGACGCCAATCGGCGTGTAGGTCACGCCACTGACGGTCACTGGAGTGTTCAGCGGTACGGCCCTCGAGCCCAGGCCGCTGGCCTGATGCCAGTAGTAAATCGGGCCGCCGCGGATATTCGCCGCCAGGTCAGAGCCGAAATTGTCGAGATCCCACAAGCGCAGCTGATTGACCGTCGGATTGACAGGGTACAGCTGCGTCGGATCGAACGGCTGACCCCAACCCACCGAGATGCCGGCGCCCGCGGCCGTGCCGCCCCAGGGCGGAATGCCCCAGCCCATGCCGACCACCGCGTCGTCGAGACCAGGCTCGATCAGAAAGGCCGCTGACACCCCCGTGCCGCCTCCCGCCACCAGGCCGCCCGTCGAGGGAGTCGGCATGGTGATCTGAATAGTGTTGACATCCACCACCGCGACCACCTGATATTGCCCATTGAGCACGTCGGCCGAGTACGCGTCGAACGCGGTTGCTCCGCTGAACTGGACCCAATCACCCACGCGCGCCCCATGCGCCGGGATGGTCACGGTCATCAGAGTGGTGCCGGCCGCGCCCGTGAGGAACGGATTCGCCGCCAGCGGACCGATCGTCGTACGCAGCGGCGTGATGTCGTAGTAGCTCTCACTCCACAGGATGTAGAGATGGCTGCTCGTGCCCAGCCCTACGTAGCGGTCGCTCTCCAGGTTCGCCCACTGATGGATGTGCCGGCAGACGCCCTCAAGCTTCTGCCGCACCACCCGCAACCAGCCGCCGATTTTTTCGGGGTAGCCCTGCCGGAAGCGAATTTTGTCGCCGTCGTACCAGCCGCCGGACTGCGAGTACTCTGTGACCTCGCGGATAATGCCCGGGCGGAACTGGAGCTTTGACAGCGGCATTTCAATTCAACTTGGGTTGATTCCCGTTCGTCGACACGTGGTCGAGCTGCGCCAGCAGCGGCTCGAGCCAGCGCCGATCCGCGGCGACGAAGCCGGCCTGCCATTCTTTGATCACACGACTCAGACGCGAGAGTTCTTCGGCCGTGAATTCATATTCGACAGGCGCGTTGGGCACCAGGTCCCAGGCCGCCTGCTGCTGGCCGTTCACGTCTATCACGCGAAAGTTGATTTTCTCGCGCTCCTCATCGCTGAGCTCGATCTTGTCCTGCAGTTTCCAGTACAACCGCACGTCATCGACCGAGCCGCGCTGCGCGCCGATCAGGGCGTGCAGGTTTAATCGCTGCGTATAGTCTAGAGTGAGTGTCGACATAAGCCTCTCAGGTGTATTCCACCCAGGAAATCAGTCCCGGCGTCCCGGCCGTTACGGTGCAGGTGTAGTAGTTGTTCGGCAGCACCATCGCGAACAACTGAAGCACAACCCCCGCTTGCGCGCTCGGATCCGACACCCGCGTCACCTCGGTAGTGGGCGGCGTCGCAGCGTCGGTGCGGAACGATAGCGTGGAGGCCTTGCCGGCCAGGTCCCAGCAGGTGTTCACAAACAGCACCTTGCCGCCCGTGTTGCGGTAGACGACGCCGGCAGCGCGGGAGCCCGTCACTACGTTCTGCAGCGAAATACTGAGCGGGACGCCGGCACGACGATAGGTGCCGGTGATATCGATATCGTGCGCGTTCGCCAGGTTCTTGTTGTTGCCGTCGATATCGCTCGTCCAGGGCGACTGCAGGCCGCTCACGCCCGCTGGCAGCGTCATCGGCGTCCAGTGGTTACCGTCCCAGCCGAGGTACTGATTATTCACGGCACCCGAGCTGGTCAGCTGCTGTGCGTTGATCGCAGCCGACGGCGTCACCGGAAAGGCCACGCGCACCTGACCAAGCTTGCAGGTGGGCAGGTCGGGCACTACCCAATACTCGCTGTAGACGACGCCTTCCTCGAGCTCATAGGCCGCGGTGTAGTACATGCCCAGCGGCAGAGCGCCGCTATTGGCCGTGAGCGTCACGTCGAGCGCGCCATTCGTAAAATCGAAGGCCTGCATGCCGCCGGCTACCGACGCACCGCCCACTTCGAAGGGAGGCCAGCTCACCACGATGCGCCCCGAGGCCAGGCGGCCGTCGGCGTACGGAAGTGTGTCGTGGATGGTGGTCATGCTAGAAAAACACCGTGGTGGTCACGTTCCACTGGATCGGCCCGAGCGGCGCGCCCGCCAGCATCAAATAGGCGTAGCGCTGCTGCCCGCCTTCGACGTAATTGATGACGAACGCTCCGCCGCGGTAGTAGAAGCGAATCAGGCCGGAGGGCAGCACGTCGGTCTCCGAGCCCGCCACCTCCATCGCGATCGCGCCGCGAATGCCGGCGACCTGTGTAGTCGTGTTCGGCTCGCGCCCGACGTGGATGCAGCCCCAGGGCGAATTCGGGATCGTGCCGTAGAGATTCAAGCGGCCCGACACCGGCTGCACCTGCAAGAACGTCGAGTGCGCCAGGTAGAGCGTGCCGGCGCCGTCGATCGAAGCCATAGTGGTGCCGTTCACGTCCTGCCAGATCTGCAGGTATTGCTGACCGGCCACACCACGCGCGATGATCGGCGGCTGCGTCGCGCCGTGAGCGGTCACGCCGAGGGAAGCGCCCATGTCGCCGTACACACCCACGCTCAGGTTGCCTGAGGCGCGCCACCCAGAGAGCACCTGAATAGTGGCGTTGCCAGCATCGTTGTAGCAGATCAGATTCAGGTTGCTGCCGGTGTTGCCGCCACCCTCTGCCTGCGCCGGCGAGTAGAGATGCCAGCGCGGCACACCATTGGTCGCGTACAGCAGCTGCCGCTGCTGGGTGCCGGTCGCAGGAGCGTTGGTGTCGAGCCAGACTTCCGGCGTGGCGCCGTAGCCGAGGTGCAGCGAATGGCTCGGCACCAGTCCGATCCCCAGGCCCGCGGCCGGATTGATGTTCACCAACGCCGATTGCGCCAACAGGTTCGCGCCAGACGAGTAGTAGACTGCATACGGAGTGGCGCCGGCGACTACAGAGCCGATCGAGAGCTGCACTGTCGCCCAGGCAATCGAGCCGTTACTCTGCACCTGCAGCACCTGGGCCGGCGAACCCACCGGCAGCGGCACCACAGTGCCGGCGCCGCTGCGGTAGTAGATGTCGTAGGGCGCGGCCGCATACCCAGTGGTGTTGATGACCAGGCCCGTAGCTGTGGTCGGACCGTTCAGCGCCACCGCGGCGTTGAACGTCACAGGCTGTGAAAAAACCTGCGCCGCGGTCGAGACCAGTGAGCCGTTGAGGGTTAGATTGCCGGTCACCAAGACATTGCCGAATTGCGGATTCTTGAGCGCCGCATCGACCAGCGCGGTGTTGCCGGCGCCGTCGGCATAGAGCCAGGCCGAGTAGCCGGGTTGCAGCGTGAACGCGCCGCCTGAGCCTTGCTTGAACACAATCGAGAAACCACCCGTGGTGTTGTTCGTCATCAGGTAGAGCTTCTGCGCGGTGTTGGGCGTGATATTGACAGTCGCGTTCTGCGTCAGCGCGCCCGACCAGGCGACGACTTTATTGCGGCCCTGGCTGGGCGCTCCATTGGCCGTGTTTAAGTTGTACGCGGAGGCCGACAGCGCGATCTTCAGGTTGCCGTCGGTGGCAGTGTCGATGCCGTCATAGCTCGTGTTCGCCGTCGTGCCCCAGACGCCGGCCTGCTCGCCCGTGGCGGGCTTCTCGAGCCCGAGGTTCTGGGTATAGGTCGACGGCATCAGGTCCCCCAATCCACGCGTGAAGGCTTGGCTGGCGGATCCCATTTCGTCGCCGGCCGGCGCGTCTCACGCCAGGCGTAAGGGGCCGTCAACTCGCCATGCCAGAACCCGTCGACAGTCACGTAGCCGATCGACAGAGTCAGCGGCGGCGTGTACACGCTCACGATTACATCCTGCGCAGGTGTCATAACAGCCTCACGACCGCCGTCGAGGGGCCCGGCGGCGGCAACTTAACCCTGAACGCGCCCTGGTTCGAAGATTTGTCCGTGCCGAAATCGAGGATCGCGATCGCGGCGTCCGCAAAGGTGTGGTTATAGATCAGCGCGCCCCGTGCGGTCAGGAATGAGCCCAGCCAGATCGGATCATCCCAGGTCAGATAGGCCGCCCGCGCCATCGGGCCCAGCACCTGCACGTTCGTCAGCATCTGCCCGCGGGCCGTGTAGCCCTGGCCCGAGACTTCGCCGGTCGTAATGTAAGTCGTGGTCGCATCCAGATCCAGCGGCGCCGCGGCCACATAGAGCGCCATGAACACCTGGTCCGTATCCAGGTGATGCTGGCCGCGCAGCACCTGACATTTGAAGGAAGAGCACAGACCCGACCCGTGAATCATGCCGGGACCCTCGTGTCTGGCTCCTGATACGTGTCTCTCTTGGTGCGGCCCTTGGCGTACTCCTTATCCATGGCCAGGTCCTTCTCGAAGGCCTGGTCGTAGCGCGTGAAGAGTGAGTCCTCGCTCTTCATGTACTGAGCGGCTTCAACTAATGAGCCAGTGACCAGCGCATGCGCGAAGTAATCGCCCAGCCAGCTCGAGCCGGTCTCCACGATCGAGGGCGGCTGATAGAAATAACCCATGCGCACGACGTACGGTAAGTCAGGCGCCGGGCCCAGCTTCAACGACGACTCGTTGAGGTAGGCGTAGTAGCGCGGTGTGGCGGTGTAGGTCGGATCCGGGAAGCACTCATCCAGAAACTCCGGGTCTTTGTTCTGCGGAAACACCAGGCCGCCGGCCGTGACCAGCGCAAGTGAATCAGGCGCCAGAAAATCAGTCGGCACCGCGAGCAGCGGGTCACCGGCAATGGTCGTGGCCGTCACGTCTTTGCGAAAGCGGGGCAGACGCACGCGCAGCAGGATGCGCGATTCAGCCAGCCGGATGAAGAGATCCACGTTCTCGACGAACGTAGCTTCGAAATCCTGCGCGTAGTTCTGAATCGCGGCCCTGAGCTGCACGTAGTTCATCAGTAGATCCCGCTGAAGCCGGTCCCCCTGGTGGCCACGCCGCAGCCGCGCACCGAGCCGCCCTTGGCTAATTTTTGGGGAGCCGTCGTGTCGGGGTAGCCCTTACGCTCTTTGGCTGCGCCGCCGGCCGCCATCTTTTTACAGGCGCCGCCTTTGGCCTTCTTGACCTTCTTGACCTTACCGCCCTTCTTCATGGCCGGCGGCACCGCTGCGACTACAGGCGGTGGCCCCACCGGCGCCTCGGGCGGTGGCGGTGGAGGCTCAGCCGGCGCGACCCGCTTCACCGCTTTTGGCTTGCGCTTGACTGCACCGCCTTTGGCTTTTTTCTCAGGCGCCGGCGGGACCTCTTCAGCCACCTTCTGCAGACCCCACTGCCGCGCCTTGCGCGGCTTCAGCTTGGACGCGTCGACCGGTCCGCCCTCAGCGAACTGCGGAGTCACGTTCGGCATCGGCCTGCCGCCGTTCGCATTGCGCATCGCTTCCGCGGCCGCAGCCGCAGTAGCTGCAGCAGGGGGCGGAGCCGGAGTCGCATCCGCAGCACCGACGGCCGCCGGACCGGACACAGGCGGCGCCGGCGTGGCGGGTGCAGCCGGAGGCGCACCACGCAGTGCCGGCCAGGCCGACATGGGCGCGCCCGCGGGGCCGCCCGCGGCCGGCGGACCGCCAGCCGTCGAGCGCCGCATCATCAGCGCCTGCGCGATCGCGTCCGGGTTCAGCCCGGGAGCGGCGCCCAGTGAATTGCCGGGCGCACCCGCAGTGAAGGCTGAGAGGCCCGCGCCGCCGGCCGGCAGCGTACTCATGGCGCCCGAAGCGCCGGTCACCGGCGCCGCAGGCGGAGGCGCTGGCGGAGGCGCCGCGGGCAGTGCCGCCTGCCGCGCCGCCAGTGCCTGTGCCGCTGGCGCGCTCAGTCCCAACCCGTCCGCTACACCACCTGCCTGAAATCGACGTGTTCCACGCATTCTCATGATCCGCACTCCTCGATTTTTTGCGCCATCAGCGCCGCCTGTTCAGCCGGCGTAGGTGGCCTGCCATCAATCCAATTGCCCGGCGGGTAGAGGCGTCGCGACTCCTCCAGGCCCGCGTCCGGTCGTGCGATGCGTAGCGCCTGCGCATCGGCCACGACATAACGATCCAAAGAATTCTGCGGGTGGTCCGCATCCCAACAGCGAGGACAAGCGAGTGTGCCCGTCGATAGCCCGCGTATCGTGGTCCCCCGGAGCGTGCGCAGCCGATAGCGCTGACCACATACATCACATAGCCCCCAGGCGTATTTGCCGCTCGCGAATGTCTGTGACCGCGCCATATCACAAGCTCTCGTAGCCCCCTGGCACAAAGCGGAACGTCGCCCGATCGCGATCCTCGTCGCTGGCCAGCTGGAACTGCTCCTCGTACACAGCCTTGAGCACCTGCGCACGTGCGAAGACGGCCTGATCTTTCGACTTGAGCGCGAGGTAGTAAGCCAGGCCTGCAGTCATGGCCGGCACAAAGCGCCAGGGGATCTCGGGCACACCCTCACCGCCAGAGCCGACCGACTTCATGCGGCGCAGGCGCCAGGCGACCAGCTGCGAGCTGAAGTCGTCGGGCACCATCCACAGCAGCACGTACGGCTTGATCTGCCGGCGGATATGAATGAGTGAGGGTTGCCCCGGGGTGGTCTTGTTGGGGATGGCCGCGTACTCGGACATAGTGACGCGGCCGAGCGGCCGGTCCGTATAGGTACCGGTGCCGACTCCGCCGGTCCACGCGCGCACCGCATGCTCGACCAGGTCGACGGTGTCCTCGGGCAGACCGTACTGCCACACGTCCGGCTGCAGATTGATGGTGAGCGGACCTTCGATGGTCCACAGATTGAGGCCGCGGTTGGCCCACTCGATCGACAACAGCTCGAGCGAGCGGCGCGCCGTGCGCAGGGCGTAGCCCGAGCGAAATTCGATGCCGGCCTGCTCGGCCGCCTCTTCCGCCAGCTCCGCCACGTCGAAGACGGGCCAGGTGAGCGCCGCGCTGCCCATTACTTCGCCTTTCGCGCCTGATTCAGGGCGATCGCGACGGCCTGCTTACGGTTTTTGACTACCGGCCCCTTAGCGGAGCCGGAGTGGAGCGTCCCCTCCTTGAACTCATGGAGGGTCTTGCGCACTTTCTCGCCACGCCGTTGTCTGGCCAGCATTTGTGGCGATTATATACGAATTGAACCGGCTGGAAGATTCTGTATTGCGTGGCTACGAGGCCGCGGCCGTCTCCCGCTCCGGGGCTGCGCTGGCCAGGGCTTCCTGATAGCCCTCCCATTCCGGCAGGGAATCGATTCCCCGGAGCCAAAAATCGCGGTAGGCCTTCTCCAGGCCAGTCAAAGGGCGCACGTTGGTAATGTGCTGCAGGGCAACGGTATTGACCAGGCGCCGCGTGAGCAGGGCTCCCACGTGCTCCCAGAGGAAACGCAGCCCAGTAGGGTCTCCGGGCGGCACTTGCTTGGTCTCTCGAATGGCCAGGATCAGTCCCCGCTCGAGCAAATCTGTGATGCGGATACCAGTTTCCTTGACCGTGTCATATGCCAGATCCATGGAGGCTTTATCGATCCGTACACTAATCTGGATCTTTTCTTTTTTGCGACCACGACGGGTTTTGCGCTTTAAGACAAGGGCCTCCTTGCCCGGTGTAGCACCCGTGGCCGATGGTCCCTTGCTCCGTTTTTTCATGCGGTGCTCTCCGCTATCCGCTAAATCGAAATGCAAATTTAGCTCTTGACTGCTATTCGTCTGTGGGTCGACAATCATGTGGTCTGTTGCAACTCAATTAATGACCGGGAGCTGTTGCGACCAGCCCCCGGCCTCGGATTGAATCTATGTGGCAATACGGTAAAGCCAAAGATTCGAATTTTAGTGTAAAGCAAAATCAAATTAAATCTACAGGTTTTCCGCGGCTGCAGTACCTAAGTAAACGCTTTCGGGCCCCGGACAAACTTGGTACGGTCCTGCGTACCCTGGCCTATTACGCGCGGGTACCCCAACCCCCGCGGCGCCCGCAAGACCTTGAAATATTGATGGAAATCAGCCTGGCGGAGGTCCTGGCCAAGCGGGAGAGCCAGGGGTGACGTCCGTACTAGAGCCGCTCTGGACCCACCAGGTGCAAGCTGTGGAATTCGTCCGGGCGCTGTGGAAAAGCGGCCGCCGCGGGGCCATGCTGGCCATGGTCATGGGCTCGGGTAAGTCGCGCGTTGCCGTCAAACTGACTGACGACGCGGGTGCACGTCGCGTCCTGATCGTGTGCCCCTTACGGGTAGTAGAGGTCTGGCGTAGTCAGTTCGCCCGCTTCGCCAGCAGGGATTATGAGTTTCTGCCGCTAGATGAGCGATGCCACAACGTGAGGCGAAAAACCGACATGGCACGCCTGGCTCTCGAGCGGGGCCAGTCGGTCGTCATCGCTATCAATTACGACTCCGCGCGCACAGAGCCTTTCGCCAGCTGGGCGCTCAACCAAATTTGGGACCTGGTTATCCTCGATGAATCGCACCGGGTCAAGGCTCCTGGCGGCCGCAATTCGCGCTGGTGCGCGCAGCTCGGGCTGCGCGCCCACTACCGGCTGGCGCTCACCGGCACCCCCATGGCGCACGAGCCCACCGATATCTGGGCGCAGTTCCGCTTCTTGCAGCCCGGTTTTCTGGACCCGTCTTTCGGCAGCTTCAAGCGCCGGCATGCGGTCATGGGCGGCTACTTCAACAAACAGGTCGTGAAGTGGAAGGACCTCGACCAGCTCCATGACAAATTTCGCCAGCTGGCTTTCCGCGTCAACGAGGACGTGCTCGACCTGCCGGCCGCGCTCGACGAGGTGCTCTCGACTTCACTCGACCCGGCCGGCCAGCGCCTCTACCGCGAGATGGAAGAGGAGATGGTCGCCTGGATCCACACCACCGAGGCCGCCGGCATCCCGGTCTCAGCCGCCAACGCCATGGTGCGGCTGCTGCGCCTGGAGCAGATCACGGGCGGCACCGTGCGGGACGAGCAGGGGCGCGACCACCTCGTCGACCACGCCAAGGAGCAGCTGCTCGCCGATTTTCTCGAGGACCTCGACCCACACGAGCCCGTCGTCGTTTTCGCGCGCTTCCGCAGTGACCTCGCGGCCATCCGGCGCGCCGCTGCCCAACTCGAGCGTCGGTCGGGTGAACTCTCGGGCGAGCACAACGACGACCTGGCGCGCTGGCAGCGCGGCGACCAACGCGACCCCGTCGTGCTCGCGGTGCAGATGCAGGCGGGCGGCGTCGGTATCGACCTGACGCGGGCGCGCATCGCGGTCTACTACTCGATCGGCTTTTCCCTCGCGGACTACCTGCAGTCGCGAGCCCGCATCCACCGTCCGCCGCAGCAGCGACCCTGCGTCTTTTACCACCTGCAGATCCGCAATTCCGTGGATGAGTACATCCTGCGCGCTGTACTGGCGCGCCAGGAGCTCATCCAGGCCACACTCGACGAACTCAAAACCAAACAGAGGAGCACTCATGCCCGCACCGGAACTGGATAGCCCGGAGTACCGCGGCTTCCGTCATTTCGTCCAGCTCACACTCGAGAAGCGCGAGCTGGCCGCACGCCTCAAAGAATTGGAAAACGAGCTGCGCTCGCTCGAGCCGCAGCTGCTCCAGTACCTGGGGGAGGGCGGCTACCAGTCGGTCCAGCTCGGGGGTTACCGCCTGGCGCCTTATCGCGACCCCTGGGTGTATCCAGCCGAGGGCGTCACCCGCGAAGAGGTATGCAGCGCGCTCGAGCGGGCGGGCTCCGAGTGGGCGCACTTCGTCAAGCCCAACTATTCTGTCCGCTCTCTCACGACGTACGTACGTGAGCTCGAGGACCACCAAGCGCTGGTCGGCGAGGACGCGCCGCTGTTACCGGCCGAGCTCACGGGCGTGCTCGTGGTCAAGCCAAGCTATCGATTGCAAATCACCAAACAGAGGACCAAATAACGATGAGCACAGAACAATCCATGGAAGTAATCCGCGGCGGGGACGCTGACTACCCGCTGCTCGAGCAGCAACAGATGCAGAACGTGCTGGCGCTGATTGAAGAGAACGTCATGGGCCAGAGCTTCTCTGTACTCAACCTGCCGCGCATTCGCGTGATGGCGGGCGGAGTGCAGGCCTTTCGCGTCGAGACCGCCTCGGGCGAGGAGACGCCGCGTGAGCTTGAAGGTGTAGTCACCGCGGCCCGCACCACGCGGGTTTTCTGGCGCACGCCTTATGGGGCGGGCGGCGGGAGTGGCGGCAAGAAGCCGCCCGACTGCACCTCTGCGGACGGTTTCGTCGGCATCGGCGACCCGGGCGGCGAGTGCGCCGTGTGCCCCTACTCGCAGTTCGGCACCGCGGTCGCGGCCGACGGCACGCCCGGGCCCGGCCAGGCCTGCAAGCAGGTGCAGCAGGTGCTGTTCCTCTTACCCGGCTCCATGCTGCCGCACCTGCTCACCGTGCCCCCCACCTCAGGCAAAGCCTGGCAGCACTACACGCTCTCGCTCTTAGCCTCGGGCAGCGCGCTGGCGGCCGCGACCACCCGGCTCTCAGTCGAGCGAGCCCAATCAGCCGGCGGCGTCGCCTACGGCCGCATCGTGTTCAAGAAGGGCAAGCCACTCGACCCGCTGGCCCAGAAAACTTTCGAGCCCTACCACCGCATGATGAAGGCCCTGCTCAAGCCGGCGGTGGTGGATGCTACCAGCTACGAAGTCGTCGCGAGCGAGGAGCCTGAACCCTATTCCGAATGACGACACTCGAGGCCGCCCATCACTATCACGACCTCAACATCCGGGTTATCCCGCTGCCTTATCGCTCCAAGCGGCCAGTGATCGAAGACTGGCCCCACCTGGAAATAGCGCGCGAGGATTTCGCGCGCTATTTCAACGGCGACAGGCAGAATATCGGGGCCGTGCTCGGCCCGGGCGGCCTGACTGACCTCGACCTCGACGCCCCCGAGACGCTCGTGGTCGCGCCGCAGTTCGCACTCCCAACCAACATGGTGTTTGGTCGCCGCTCGAAGCCGCGCAGTCACTGGTTCTACATCGTCACTGAAGGCGAGCTGCTCAGTGAGCGTCTGACCGACCCCGCGGCCGCCACCGAGCAAAAGGGCACGCTGCTCGAGCTGCGCTCACTCAAGCGAGACGGATCGATCGGCATGCAGACCGTGGTGCCGCCCTCGACCCATGCCGAGACGGGCGAGGCGATCGAGTTCGATTACCGGGGGGCAGGAGCGCCTTCGGTCGTCGCTCGCGCCGACCTGATCACCTCCGCCCACCGCATCGCCGCCTGCGCCATGCTCGCCCGGCACGCCCCCGCCGCCGGCGCCCGCCACGATTTCTTTTTGGCGATTGCGGGCGCGCTGGCCCACGCCAAGTGGCCGCTGGAGCATGCCCGAAAAATGCTGCGAGCGATCTACCGCGTGCTGTGGGGGCCGCAGGCCGCCTTTGGCGCCGCCGAGAAGGAGGCCGAGTCCACCTACCAGCGCTACGACGACGGTCACGAGATCACCGGGCTGGGCAAACTGGAAGAGATGCTGGACAGCCGCGTCTTCGGGCGCCTCGTGGAGTGGCTGGGTCTCGAGCGGGGAGACCGCTCCCGTACGGCCGAACGGCCGCGCGTCGTGCTGCCGACTCCCGAAAAACTAAAAGAACTACGGAACCGCATCCTACCTATATCCGAGCCCATCGTCGACGGTATCCTGCTCTCGCCCGGGCTGACGCTGGTCTCGGCCGCGCCTAAGGCAGGCAAAACCATCTTCAGCGTACAGCTGGCCTTCTCCGTAGCTAGCCGACGCCCCCTGTTCGATTACTTCTCGACCACCAAACAGCTCGGCGTGCTGATTCTCGAGTGGGACGACCCACAGGGCGATGCGGCCCTCAAAGCATTTGTAGAGCGCTACCCCGGGCGCGACAACCAGCCCGCTGTCGACGAGGGGCCCCTCTATTTCTGCTCCCGTCCCAAGCCGATGCTGACCCTCAGCGACCCGCTCTTCTTGCCCTGGCTCAAAGCACAGATCGAGCAGTACTCGATCGGCGTAGTCGTGCTCGATAGCTACACCGCCCTGCGCGGCCTGCGCTCGGGCCAAGACGTGGTTAAGCTCGAGGCGCACGAGATGACGCTGCTGGCCGACCTAGCCAGTGAGCTCCGTATCGCCATCGTCCTAATTCACCATGACAGTAAGAGCTCGGCCCATCTGGACTGGTCGAGCCGCACGGCCGGTTCTTTCGCCGTCGGTGCCGCGGTCGACACCCTGATCCGCCTGTCCCGCTTCGACGACCTGGATGAAGGCGACGGAGCGCGCCTGGTGCAGATCCGCGGCCGCCACCTGGCCGGCAAGACCATGGTGCTGCGCTTCCGCGAGGCTTCGCTCGATTTCGACCTGATCTACGAGGGGCCCGTAGCTTCGCTCTACCCGGAGCTCAAACTATTGCACGACCAGTTCCGCGGCGTGGCTTTCACGATCAAGGATGTCACCAGCAAAACCGGCTGGGCCACCAGCACCGGCTACAACTACCTGCGCAAGCTGACCCGAGCCGGCATCCTGAAAAAGACCGACGCCGTCACGACCGAGGGTGGCAAAAAAGAGAGCGGCTGGGACTGGGATCCGAGCATTGCGAGGATGAACCTGTGAGAAAAGAAAGCATCCCCCCGGAACACGACCAGATGCTCATCTGGCTGAGAGCCAACGCGCTCACCGTCATCGACTGGATGCGGGCGCGCCGGCTACCCGTCGATCTCTGGCCGGAATTCCGCGACAGGCTCACCGAGGCCGCCGCATCCCTGCGCGAAAAAGAACGACAGCTCGTCGCGGACGACAACAGGTCGGGCGAACTCGTGCAAGTGCGGGAGGACCTGCACTCTATTGAAAACCAACTGCGCAATCCCGTAGAGCCCTTTCCGGCCCCGCCCGAGCGCATCGTCCAGCAGCAGGCCCAGCGGCCCGTCGGCCGCGGCGCGGCCGGCTTCATCGACCTTTATGTGCGCACCGAGTGGGACAAGCCCGGTTTCCATGTGTGTATCCGACGTGTCACCCCGCACCGAAACCCCGCCGTCTACCGGGACATCTCGACCGTTCACCACGAATACTACTTCAAGATCAAGCTGAGCCTGCCTCCGCTCACCGCGCTCTTACGGGAGATGCGCCTGTACGAGGCCGAGCTGGCGCGGCCCCTGGGCCAGCGGAGCCCATCGTGCCACCTGGCCCTGGTCACCCCCGCCCGCGAGAACGCGCGCGCGATCCTCGAAGCCGAGGGCTTTCTGGTCATTCCCTGCGACGCCAGCGGCCTGCTGGAGCCCTGACAAATGCCAGCGCTCGAGCGCCATCTGCAGGCCTCCGTCCTGCGCCACCTAAAATTGCTCCGAGCTGCCGATTCCAGCCTTATATTTCGGAAGCGGCCGGGCACCGCGGGAGCGGTTGCCGGAGACCCCGATATCACGGGACTGTGGCGCGGAGTACATTTCGAGCTGGAGCTCAAGCAGCATGGAGCTAACCCAACGCCATTGCAGGAGTTACGGCTCCAAGAGTGGGCCGCCGCCGGTGCCATAGTGGCGGTCGTCCGCTCGCTCGACGACCTCAAACGCGCCCTGGCCCGCGTCACAGCCCAGCACCAGGCCTGAGTGTACGCCTCAAATTTAGGTGCTTTTTCCAACTAAAATATATCGCGCCCCAGCTTTGGTCGGTGGCAAACGATTGTAGGACCCCGTTCCCTGCGGGGGTGTAGAACCGCGTGGGCGGAAGTGAGAGGCTCCAGGGGGATCTGGGTGTCTTTGTGCACTCCCTTATATATCATATACATACATACATACATACAAATAAGATAGCAGGCTTTACCGATTTCTACCTTTCTACACCCCCCCGGGTCTTCCAAGGGGCCCTCAGAGCAATTTTTGAACATTTTTGTTGATTCTAAAGGGATAAATAATTGCAGAGATATCACGATGACTTGGCGCAATATCCTTTTGTTTCAACGACATAGAATTGCACAATGTCCAGGTCTAATTGCTAAATACCACCGGTGACTAAATGTGTTATTTTTTATTTCAATTTTGAGCTTTTGCACTTGTGCCTGGTGTATGTTGTTGATTTTCGTGGGGGGAGAACTAGCGCCGAGGCGCTCGCCGCGGGCGCGTTGCCCCGGGGGGCCCCCTACGCCCTACCCCTTCGCCCCGCGGGCCTACAGCAACCCCTACGCCCTGCGCGCGGGCCCCGAACCCCCGAGGCCTACGCCGTACGCCCCGCGCGCGAGCCCCGCGCGAAAACCGCGGAAAATGTGCGAAAACGCTTATCCCATTCTGGCAAGAAAGATAAATCCCCTGGAATCAACGTGTCGCTCGAGGGGTCTGGGGCTGCCGACCGGCGCGCCTGGTCGGGGTGGGCGGAGCCGGCGGGCACGGCCGCGGGCACGGGCGGCGGACCGGCCCGAGGCCTGGCAGGACGCCCTCGGCCGGCGCTCCTGTGGGATGGCCATAGGAGCGCGGACATCGGGGCCAGTTCAACCTCGCCACCCCAAATTCGCTGGCTTTTCCCCTGTGTTTTCTGGCACCCTGGGCGCATGTCCCGAGCCGCTCCCAAGGCCACTCAGCAGCCGCCGACCGTGCAGCAGCGCCTGTTCGCGCAGCATCTGGCGCTGGGCCAGCCCCAGGCCAAGGCCTATCGGGCGGCCCACCCGAACGTGAAGATGAACGCCCAGTCGCTATCCACCGCGGCCGGCCGATCGGCCAAGTCCAAAGCCGTCCAGAAAGAACTCGCCCGCCTGATGGCGGACCCGCTGCTGCAGCCCGTGATCCTCGAGCCCTGCGCGGCGGCCCGTGATCCGCAGCAATTGCGCGAGCACGCGGTTGCGATCATGCTCCGACTGAGCCGCCATCCCGAGGCCCAGGTCGCGTTCGCGGCTGCCAGCTGGCTCGCCGCTTTTGCCGACGCCACCGACCCCAAGCTGCGCCCGGCGCCGGCCGAACCACCCGACCGGGAGCGGCTGATGCGCGACCTGCGCGGGCTGTATGCCAAAGCCCTGAAGCGGCCGCCGCTGGTGGCTGAGGTGGTCGAGGCCACCGCGGAGCCCGCGCCAGGCGACGCGCCCGCGAACTCTGTGGACTCCGTGGACTCCGCGGACCCCGTGAACTCCGCGCCAGACCCGCAAGACCCGCCCGCGTGACCTCCGCGACTCCCGCGAGCCTCGCGCGCGTGAGACTCGCGCAGGGCACGCGGGGCACGCGGGGCATGCGGCTCGCGGCCGCTCTCCGAAAACCGCGTCTTTTGGGCGTCAGAATCGATCGCCGGCCCAAAAACGACTCACAGGTCCACCCGACCCTCGCCGATCGATTCTAGCGCCTGGCGAGGCCCTCTAGCGCGGGATCCTACCGATCCTAGCGATCACCTCTCCCCGCCTTGAACGCATGTTTGGCCAGGGCGGCCCGCTGCGCCTCGGTCGCGACCCGCCGGGGGAACGCGCGCACGAGCCGTATAGCCTCGGGCGCGCGAGCCATGGGGATGCCCTGCGCGCGCACATCCTGCACGCGTCGTCCCGCGGAGTCAGCCGAGATATCGCCCAGCCAGAGCTTGCGGGCGCCCAGCGCCTTCCAGACGCGCGGCGCCACCACCCGCCCATCGGTGATGAGCAGGCACAGCTCCAGGTCGTCGAAGTAGAGCTGCCGGGTGCAGTTGACACCATCGAGCGTACGGTGCACTCTGCCGGCCACATAACGGTCGTCCGTGTCACCCCTCAGAGTGAGCCGCCAATGGCGTGCAAAAACCTCCAGATTGATGTTCGACATTAGCGAGCGGTTGTACCACATCCACCCCGCGCCGGCAATCATCTGCTGACACGAGCGAGCGCTTGTGATAGCCTGGTGGCCGCGAGGAAATGCTTGCCTCGTCAACTGTCGCAACAACCGGGCCGGGCGGGTTCGCCACAGCAGCTGCCCGCCGGCCCGGGGGATCGGATCCCAAGGACTGGCTACGCCAACCCGTTCGCCACCTGGTCCCGCCTCCTGACCGAGTTACACTCGCACCTGCTAACTCAGCTATCTGGCCATAAGCTCGAGTTATCAAACGAGATAGCTCACGTGATAACTCACTGTGAGCACCTGGCGCACGAGTTAGACGAGTTAGAGCGCACTGACCGAAACGCCTGGGAGGCGTTCCAGAGAGCGCTGGCAGATACTCCCTGAGCTTGTGAATTGGGCTGACTCCCAAACTGGCCCGGCTCTCTCCCGAAGGGGCCGGGCCGATTTTTTGGGGGGTTGTGCTGGATTCTGTGGTTACCGTTTTGGTAACCTAGGGTTGTGAGGGTGATCAGCAAGGCGGCGATTACTGAATTTGCCCACCAGCACAGGGATGCGCTGGAGCCGCTGCTCTACTGGTATCTGGTGACGAAGCGGGCGCGCTGGGCGAATCTGGCCGAGGTGCGGCAGGACTTCCGGCATGCTGACGTGGTGGAGCCGTTCACGGTATTCAACATCGCCGGGAACAAGTATCGGCTAGTGGCTGCGATCAAGTATCGCTGGCAGGTGGTGTACATCAGGCACATCCTCACGCACGCTGAATATGCGAAAGGAAAGTGGAAGCTATGAGGTCGTACCGGAAGCTGCTTGCGGGCGCGCTGCCCGTGGTGATTCGAACGGAAGCGGAATACCGCCGGCTGTTGGCTCGCGTTCAGGGGCTGATGGAGCGGCCGGAGGCGGAGCTTACCGAGGCGGAGGGCCGGCTGCTGGAGCTACTGAGCCTGCTCGTGGAGCAATACGAAGATCGCATGCACCCGCTGCCGGAGGCGGAGCCGCACCGGATGCTCGCCTACTTGCTCGGGGAGCGAGGTCTCGCTCCGGTCGACCTGTGGTCGATCCTGCCCAAAAGCCGGGTGTCGGAGGTTTTGAGCGGCAAGCGCGGCATCAGCAAGTCGCAAGCCAAGCAGCTCGCCCATTTCCTGCGGGTGCCGGTGGAAGTGTTCCTGTGAAAATAAGTCTTGACAATAACGAGCGGACGTGGCAAGATGAAACAGATGAAGGCAAACGAAACGATTACGGGCCGGCTGTTCGCGAAGCACGCGCAGGGCGACGGCGGCGACTTCGAGTGGTTCGTGCGGGTGCGGCGCTCTTCCGGCCGCTGGCCGGAGTACGAGCTGGCTCTCTCGATCAAGGACCGCATCCCCGACATGCGGGTCGAAGACGTGCTGCGCGATATGCAGGAGGTGAAGTAACCATTATGACGCTGATCGAACTCCAGGACCGCTACATTCAGTCGGTGCTCGAGACCCAGCCCAGGTACCGCGCGATCGTGCGCGGCACCGCTGCCGGCCGCCTGCGCCGCGGCCTGGTGGCCCTGGGCTTCAACTGGAATCAGATCCAGCACGCGCTCGACGACGCCCGCGACATGGCCGACCTCGAGTTGCTCGCACGGGAGGGCCGCTAATGCCCAAGTCCAAGACCGGCACGGTGCGCTGGCTGGTGCGCGTCTACGACCGCGGCGAGGTGTTCCTGGCCGAGTATTTCGAGACCCGCGGTAAAGCCGCGGCCTACGTGATGCGCTGGAATAAGCGCCCGGATCAGCGCTGGCGCGCTGAGCTGGTGCGGGAGGAGAAGTAAGTGATGTCTTTCACCCTACAGAATGCGCTCGACTCGGCTAAGTCGAACGCCCGCTATTTCGGCGTGCCCTACGCCGTCGCCTACTGCTCAGACGGCAAGTGGCGCTCGAACTCGGTGCGCTCCTTCGAGCAGCAGGCCTTTGTGGTCGCCTTCCCGGACGGGTCGGTCGAGCGCACGTCGGTCGAGACCACGGTGGGCGCGTTGATCGCGCGCCACCGAGCGCCGGAGGTGCGGGGATGAGACCTACCCTCTGGGCATTCCTCAACGGCGCGCTGACGCTGGCCAGCGCCAACTCGGACGGCGCCGGCGCGTTCACGTCCCCCGATTTCCGGTTCCGAGTGGTGGCCCGCAAAGTCGGACCGCAGAGCTATCGGTACACGTTCTACCGCGGCTCCGGCTCCGGCGCCGCCTTCGATCGCATCTCGCGCGAGGAGTTCAAGCGACTTCTCGCGGTCGAGGAGGCGCGCTAACTATGAACCTGAATCACTGTCGTTTTTGCAATGAGTGGTCGGACGACCGCTCCCAGATTTTGAAGTACGGCGTGCGCCACTACGCCCACCTGGCCTGCCTGCACTCGCGCGGTCGTGCCGAGGACGTGCTGCGCCAGATGCCGGCCTGGCAGCTCGGCACGCTGCGCTATTTCGAGCTGCGCGACCTGGGGCTGCTCGAGCTGGTGCGCGGGTTGGCCGCGGAGGCCGAATGAAACGCCCCCGCACCACCCGCGCGGTCGTCGAGGGCATCCTGGATGCGACGTCGGTCCTGCTCGCGGGCGACGTCGCCTCGGCTTTCGGCGCCGACACCACCGAGCCCCGCTGGGCCTGGGACCGCGTGTGCAAGGCCGACAAGTGGGCGCGCCAGATGCGCGACTGGTTCGACCAGCACACCTGCCAAGAGTGCCAGGTCTACCCTTGCGTCTGCCGGCGCTCCTGGTTGGAGGAGCGGAGGATATCGGGCGTATGAGGCCCTGGCTCACCGCCCTGCGCGAGGGCGCTGGCGGCCTCCTCTGGCTGGCGCTCTGGCTCGTGCTGGCTTTCCTGCTGGATCGCGCCCGATCGCGCCGATGCGGCCCCTTACGCTCGGACGGTAAGGTCCACGCCAAGCAAGCGGCGCCTGGCCTACGGGGCGCCGCATTAGAAAAATAAATTCTCTCGGCTCTATTGACAATACCGAGCGCTCGTGGCAAGATCAAGACATGGCAAACAACAACCAAGCAATCTACTGCGAAAGTTTCGGTCAGGTCTGGCGCTTCTCGCCCCGGCGCTTTCGTAGCATGCTGCGTAAGGCAAAAGCGGGGGAAGAGGTGGAGTACGCCAGCTACGGCAAGCTCGTCTGCACAGTGGACCACAATATCACTGACCTGGACGAAGAACAGGCAGCCGATCTGCTGGCCGATCTGCTGGAATCCCGGCCGGTGGTCGAGGCGGTGCGATGACCAAGCAACAGCGCCAGCGGGCCGCCGATTACCTGGCCACCATCCACGCCACCGGCTGGCTGCCCTCGGGCATGCACCACGGCACGGCCTGGTCGCTCGAGGTGCTGCTGGGCTACACCTACGACCTGGAGCTGCGCCGCTTCGTGGTGAAGCCCGAGGCGCTGGCTCTGACCGAGGGACACCCGCTCCTGGCCACGATCGAGGCGCTCCAGGCCCAGGGTTTCCGCGTGAACACGAGCCGCATCGCGAACTACCGCCGCTGGACGTTGTCCAAGGGCGTGCCCATGATCCACCGCGAGGACCTGCGCTCGGCCTATGTGTCGCTCGACGGCCGCGCCCAGCAGTACGACGACGCCGAGGGCCGCTGGCGGCCGGCTGACCTGGGCAACCCGGGGCGCGAGGTGCGAGCATGACGGCTGGTGGAGGCGGGATCATGAGCAGCCTCAAATGGCAACGCCTCTCCGCCCTGGGCGGGTTGAGGGTGGTCTACAACGGCACGCTCGACGGCAGGCTGGTCGCGCAGGTGGCGGTGACCTACCGCGCCACGCTGTACAGCGGCCGCTCGGGCGTGCTGCCGCGTGTGAAGCAGTACAGCGTCTGGGGCGGCGGCAGCTTCCGCACCCTGCGCGAGGCCAAGCTCGAAGCCGAGCGTACGTGGGTGCGGCGGAGCGAGCGCGGTCTCGAGCCGTCGGTGCCGGCGCCGACAATTGCTAGCGTATGAGTATGCCCACCGCCGCCGAGGATCTATACCTCATGTCGAACCTGCCGCCGGCCTTCACCGGCCTGCCCTTTGTCGTGTGGATCTCGCCGCGGGGCAGCGCCCGCCACGACTGCCGCGTGAAGGTCTCGATGGGACCGCGGGCACGTCCGCGGGATTTTGTCTCAGTCGCCGTGCGGCCGCGGGTGCGTGTGATTCCGCCGGGCGAGCTCTCGGCCGAGCACCTCGACCTGCTCACCCGCTGGATCGAGCGGAACCGCGACGTGCTCGTGCGCTTCTGGTCGGGCGATATCGAGTACACGCCTGACGTGCTGGCACAGCTGATGCCGCTGGAGGGCAACAAATGCTAGACCCTGAACTGATCGAGTACCTGCGCCAGATGGAGGACCGGATTATCCACCGTTTGGAGGACTCTGTCCTGGTAGACAGCCGCATGTTGTCCCGCCACGACATTACGATCTACGACCACGCCGCGTGGTTGCGAACCCTCCAGCAGACGGCGGACCAGCACCGGCAGTGGCTGCTCGACCACGACGCCGCCATGGCGCAGCACCAGGAGTGGCTCATCAGCCACGATGCCGCGCTGATTCAGCACCGCGAAGCGATGGCGGAGCTGGACAGGAAACTCGACCGCATCGCGGACCTGATCTTGAAAGGCAAGGGCGGCAACGGTAGCGCCCTCTGAAAAAAATGACAGTTGACGAACGGATTGAGCGGTTAGTGGACGGACTGACGCGGCTGGAAGCCGCACAACAAAAAACTGAGGTCATGCTGGCCGGAGTAATCGACGGGCTGGCGCGGCTCGAGCGAATTGCCGGTGTTCTCTTGCTGAATGACGAGGACCTGGACCGGCGTCTGACGGAGCTTGAGGGTAAATCGCGAAAGAGGCCGCAGTGACCCGCGGTGACCGCGTCCGCATCCTGGGTTCCCTGGTCGAGATCACGGGCACGGTGTTCTCCGCGGCCGACGACCGCATTACCGTGCTCGAGGACGGCCCGGTCGGGGGCTCCCTCACCCTGCGGCGCGATCGCGCGCAAGCGCGCAAGGCCGTCTGGCGCTTCGGCGGGCTGCCGGTGCGGATCGAGGTGCTGCCGCCGGCCGGCTTCAGTGAGCGGCTGGCCGCGCTGGCCGCGCTCAAGCGGGACTGATATACTGCAATCCAGACATCATTGGGAATCACCCGGGCGCTCTCAGCCACGCCCGGGTTTTTTTGTATTTTCTATTGACATTACCGAGCGCATGTGGCAACCTTAAAGACGTAATGCAAGTCTTCGCTTACCTCCGCGTCTCGGGCCCTGGCCAGCTCAAAGGCGACGGGTTCACCCGCCAGCTGCTCGCGATCGAGAAGTACGCCGCGGCCCGCGGCCACCAGGTCGTCCAGGTCTTCCGCGAGCGGGCGGTGCCCGGCGCCACCGACATGACCGAGCGGCCCGCCTGGCGCGACATGATCGCGGCCGCCATCGACTCCGCCGAGCCGGTGCTGCTGATGATCGAGAAGCTGGACCGGCTGGCCCGCGACCTGATCGTGCAGGAACACATCATCGCCGACGTGGTCCGCCGCGGTCTCGCCATGGAATCGACGCTTGAGCCCGACCTGTGCTCGACCGAGCCGACCCGCGTGCTCATCCGGCAGGTGCTGGGCGCGGTGGCCGAGTACGACAAGGCCATGACCGTGCTCAAGCTGCGCGGCGCCCGCGAGCGCATGCGCGCCAAGGGTGTCCGCTGCGAGGGCGCTAAGCCCTATGGCGAGCTCGCCGGCGAGTCCGAGGTAGTGGAGCGCATGCGCGCGCTGCGTGCGTCTGGGGCCGGCCTGAGCGCCATAGCGGCCACTCTGAACGGCGACGGCATCAAGCCGCGGCAGGGTGCCCAGTGGCACCCCATGACGGTGAGTCGGATCCTGGAGCGGGCCGCTTAGACGGCCCGCCTTTTGACGTGCGCTAGCATTAGTAGGTCATGATCCTCCAGTTCGGCAAGTTCCGCGGCTACGATATCTCGGACCCCGAGGTCACCTACGGCTATACACTGTCGGGCGTAAACATCCGTCGCCTGAAGGCGACGGCTTTTAGCTGATATGCGGACTACACACATCGCTAAGTACGGCTGGTTTACAGGCAGCCCTACGGATATTCTCCGCAGCGTTGATATCGGCATGCGCCTCGTGACTACACGAGCGACACCGAAACTTGGATTGGTTTGGGCGGTTGTTTTTCTCGCAGTGTCCGCAACGGGAGCATGTGCGGCTGGTATTGCGGGGATCGACGGTTGCAAGCGATATGCCAGCCAGTCTGGCCTTGTACTCCAGAAACAGCCTGAGTTGCGAGAACGCCCAGGAGTGCAGAACTGCTCGTTGCTTTTGCCCGGCCTTGACCCGTTCGCGAATCCCGTTGAGATCTTCAATCGAGATTCCGCGACCGGAGCGTTTAGCTTCGGCAACGATCTGCTTGCTGATGTTGTGATTGACCCATGTGGCGAAGCGCCGCTCCTGGCCGGAAAGCTTCTTCAGCCTTCGCTTGGCTGCACGGGTCTGTTTCTTTTGCAGTTTGGTCCGCAGCCGTCTGTGTCGATGCCGGACAGACTTGACATGGGAACCGGAGTGACGCTTGCCGTCGGAGTCGCTGGCAATGTTGGCGATGCCCAAGTCCACTCCGAGAAAATCCGTTGGTATTACAGGTGCGTTGTCGGGCAGATTCACCGTACAGAGCAGATAGAACTTTCCCTTCCGGTACACCAGATCGGCCTGGCCTTTGATCCGGTCGAATCGCTGTTTCTGGTACTCGCCGTAAATCAGGGGGACGATCACGCGGCCTTCGGGCATTGCCCAGAGGCTGACACGGTCCATGCCCTTGAAACTGAAGATCCGCTCATCATAGGTAATCGCTCCATGCGGTTTGAAGACCGGGCAGACAGTCTTGTCTCGCGCAAAGCACTCAACCGCTTTGCCGATAGCCCGAACCGCCATTTGGGCGGACACCTTAAAGCGGGATCGGATCTCCGCATAAGCCAGTTTGTGGATGGAAGGCTGGCTGAATACCTTGGCCTTGAATCCGCATTGCGCGGCGAACGTAGCCGCCTCGTTAACGCGCTCCATGGTCTCAAGCAGGCGGCGGCGCTGTTCAGCATCCGGCAGGATCTGCAATTGGAGCGTCAACTTCACTATTCAGGAGCATATCACTCCGCAGGCGGAAAGGCCAGCGGCGCTGATCGCGCCGCAAACCTTTTCCTCTGCCGCCTGAAGGCGGCAGTCTCCAAGGTTCAAATTCTATGACGAAGAACAGAGCGGCGGTAGCGCTCGGTAAACGCAGGGCCGCGTTGGCGGAACCCGGCGAGATGCAGGAGATCGGCAAGATCGGGGCGCCTCTTGGCGGAGCTGCTAGGGCCGCGAAGCTGAGCAAGAAGCAGCGCTCCGCAATTGCTAAGAAGGCCGCTGCGGCCCGCTGGGGGAAATAATGACGATAGATGAGCGGCTAGACGCGCTAACAGAGTCCGTGGAACTGCTCACCGCAGACGTCCGCGAAATGCAGGCGGGACTCCGGCAGATGCAGGCCGAACAAAAGCGGCTGGACGAGCGCGAGCGGAAGGCCCGGGAAGCGCTGCTCAGCGGGATAGCCGCGTACCTGCGAGCGCTGGGGAACGGAGAGCCGAAATGAGCCCGGAGGATCGGAACTTCATCGAGAACCTGTTCCGTTCGCTGGAGCGGCGCATAGACGGCATCACGGTAGACACCGGAATGGTGCTGCGCCACGAGACGCGCATCAAAGAACACGCCGAATGGCTGCGGGATCACGAGGTGGCGATGGCCAGGCATGACGCGATGATGGCCAAGCATGACGCGATGATGGCGGAGATCGATGCCAAGCTGGATCGGCTGGCCGATCTGATGCTCAAAGGCCGCGGAACGAACGGAGAGCCGAATGGCGCTACCTAAAGGCATCCTGGCGAAGATCCAGGCTTACCTGGAGGATCACCCGGAGTCGTCAACTGCGACAGAGATCGGTGAGGGCATCGGCCTCACCCGTCAAGCCGTCAGCAACCCGCTCACAGCAGGCGTTCGGGACGGCACGCTCATCCGGCGCGGCAAGCCGCACCGGTACAGCTATTCCCTGCCCGCGAGCCCGAACGGCCAGCCCAGCGTCAGGCTCCAGCCCACCACTTCAACTGCTGCCGGCCCGTCCGATCTCGATGCAGCTATCGCTGCGCTGGAGATCCGCAGGGACGCGCTTACTGACGCAATTCATGTGCTCAAAGGACTGAAACAGAAATGACGGAACAGGAAAAGTGGACACGCCGCGCCCTCAGCCGACACCAGATCGCGACTCTACGCTACATCGCCAACCGCGACGTGAAGATAGAACACCTCGAGCAGGCGCAACAGAACACGCTGGGCTCGCTCTTGATCCGCAAATACATCGCACGGCTGGGCGACGGCATCATCGTCACGAAAGCCGGCCAGGACGCACTGACGGCTTACGATAAGCAGGACTGGGCGGAGCGGAAGAACGCAGCTCCCGTGACGGATCGTGTCGCCGGATTGCTCAAGTATGCGAAGGCGTTGCGGGGGGCGGCCTAGAACGACATCTGCCCGATAGCCGAGTCGCCTTTGTGCAGCCAGCCGAAACTGCGTTCGTAGTCTTCCAGGAACAACTCGATATCCGATACCGTCCAGACAACGGCGCCGCGCAGCGTGACATTTGCGAGCGGACGTGGGAGAATAGTAGTAGCCATGATCGCCAAGGACGTCGACTTCTACGCCTGGGCTGAGCAGGCAGCTGCCTGTCTGCGGGCGCCGGGTGAACTTACCCCGGAACTGCGCGACGCGATCGCTGAGGAGATTGAGGACATGGGCCGGAGCGAGCGCCGCGAGGTTTACCACCGCCTGAGCCTGATCCTGGCGCACAAGCTGAAGTGGGACCACCAGCCGCTCAAGCGGTCAGGCAGTTGGGTCAGGACGCTTCAGGTGCAGCGTAGCGACCTGCGCCATTTACTGAATGAAAACCCAAGCCTGGAGGCACAACTGTCGGATCTCGTGCCCAGGGCATATTGGCGAGCGCGCTATAAGGCGGCCGCACAAACAGGTCTCGATCCAAACTTATTCGCCCAGGAGTGTCCGTACACTCTGGAACAGATCTTGCGCGACTGCGAGGATTAGATGTCAGCACCCATCGACGAACGTTTGGCCGCCCTCGCTCTGAGCGTGGAACTGCTGGCCCGATCCGCCAGCGACCTGCGCGCGGTCGTGGAGGCGCAGCTCGTCCGCGAGCGCGAGCGGCGCGAGAGCGACACCAAATTCATCGCGCTGATCGCCGACGTGCTCAAGCAATGGGGAACCAACGGTAAGGAATAAAAGCAATGCCACGACGCAAAATAACGGAAGCAGAAATAGATGACGCGCAGGAGCGCGGCCGCGCCCGGCTGGCCTACCTGGCACACCACCCGGAAGAGCGCGGTAGAGCGGACGCGGCCGCGGCGGCGCAGTCTTACAAGCGCTCCCAAAAGAGCCTGAAGAAGCACCAGCCGGTCGTGACCGATATCAGCGGCAACGGTGAATGCATCTCGGTTGAGTTCGTCCGTAATAACGGCGAGCGCGTGATCGCGCACTATCGACTCAATGGCTGGGGCCGTCCGCCGGCCGGCTGGTTCAATCGACGGGATGAGGCTCGGCTGGCTCGGGTTCGCGCAGCAGATGAGGCAGCAAAACAGCTCCTACCAGACCCGGCAGGAACGCCCCGCTCTTAATCCCCTCGCGCACGCCGGTGACCCCCTGGTCGCGCATCGTTGCGAGCAGGTTTAAAAAGTCCTGCCGCATGGGCAGCTTCTTTTTCTGCGCGGTCGTGCTGAAAAGTGAGAACAGCTCGCTGGCCGGCTGGCGCACTGCCTGGTCGAGAGCGGCCTGGTCGTCCGGCGACATCTGGTCGATATACCTCATCATCTTTGCAGTGACCGCTTGGGATCCGGGCTGCTGGGCCCACTCGTTGGCGTAGTCGATATAGGTGCCGGCATTTTTGGCGTCGACCCGCTTGGTCGCGTTGACCATCTTGCCGACGTTGTCTCTCTGCCGCTGGGTCAGGTTTAGATCATTAATGTCCAGCACCTCGATCGCCGGGCCCGTGTGGGCATAGGCCATCTTCGGGTATTTCTCCGCCAGCGCCCGCATTGCTTCGGGCGTGAGCTTCGGCTTTTTCGGTAGCTCGAGGCGGAAATTCTTAGCGCCCGTTTCCTCGGGCCGCGGCACCAACACGGGCACGCCTACGCCGGCTTGACCGAGCATGGCGCCGTGCGTGGCCGCTGTGCCTTCCAGCTTGGCCATAATCTCAGGCGGCACCTGGGGCTTCCAGTCGCCCTCCCAGACGCGCGGCGCTGGCCGCTCGGGCGGCGCCCAGACGATCGGCACGTGTGCGCCCAATGAGCGCGCCGGATTGGTGTCCCACGGCTTGCCTCTCTCCTTGAAGGCCCCGATGCCGGACTCCATGGGAGTCGTGTTGAGCCCGACCGCCGTCTGCAGCACGTCGCGGCCACGTGGATCCTTAAAGGCGCCGAGACCGCGGCTGGTCAGGTATTCACGCTCTCCGTAGGGCAGGCCGGTCATACCCGACAGGATGCCGGTGTAGTGGCCCGGGACGGCTTCCAGCTGCGTACGCGCGAACGCTGAGGTCGGGTATTCGCTAATTGCTGCCGACGGGAAGATGCGCGACTGGCTCTCGAGTCCGCGCACCCTGGCGGTCTCACCCAGGATATCGGCGATTCCGCCCAGCGCTTCCTGCTCGCCGGCGCTCATGGGCACCTGCCGCTGCGGAAACTGGAACGGCTGCATAGCTGAGAGCTGTGGCCCGTAGCCGCCGGCCTCGAGGATGCGTCGATACTGCGGTTCCTTGAGCAGTGTAGAAAAGTCGGGCGCGCCGCGGATGATCTCGGGTGTGAGCATGCCGCGCTCGAGCACCTCGCGCGGATGCATGCCGTTCTTGCGCGCCAGCTCGTAGAGCTGCATGGCCGTGCTCCAGATGGTCTCCTGCCCCTGGCTCGGCAGCATGCCCGCCTGCAGCGCGGCGTCGCGCACGCGCGCTGAGGCCGCGGCGTAGCGCCAGGTCATGCCCGGGTCGCGCTGAGCCAGCTGGATCTCACTGGGGGAGCCACTGAAGGCATCCTGCACGATGCCGAGCGCGTTGGCCATCCAGGCGTCGTTGGTCACGCGGAACACATCGTCGCGCAGGTTGTGGTAGAACGAGTCGACCTTGGGCCCAGAGAGCGTCACACTCATCGGGTCCTTGGCCCCGAGCACGCGCTGGGTATTGCCCAGCCAGGCGTCGAGCACGCTCTTCTCGGTGCCACTACCCTGCACGCTCTGCCCCATGATGCGCTTGATGGCGGCGGCGTCGGTCGGCCGGCCCTCCGCAATCCAGTTTTTCCAGGTGTTGAGGGCGTTGAAGAGATTCGACTCCACGCTGGTCTGCGGGCTCATCGCCGCCAATAGTTGCGCGAACCGCGGCGCGTCATCGCCGAACACATCCATCAGGGCCTGTGAGGAGCCGCGATACCAGCCGAGCTTACTCACACCCATCTTGGCCGCGGCCGCCAGCTTGGCTGAGTCGGGTATCACGCGCAGCATGCGACTCACGGCCTCGACGTTCTGCGGCGACGCGATGATCTTGCGCACCTCAATCGGCATCATCAGGTCGCCGACTTCGTTCAGCTCGGGCGAGGCCTGGCGCGCCTGCGCGAATTTCTCCTGCTCTTGCGGCGTCAGCTCAAGCGTGCGGCGGTCGAGCAGCGCCTGCTTGACCTGGCGGGCCCGCGCCGCGGCCGCCTCACCCATCGTGTACAGGCCACCGCCCAGCTGTGAGCCGGTCAGGATGGCGGCGTCCTTAAGCGCACCGGCGTCGAGTGAACCCAGGTTGCCCAGGGTCGCGCCTGAGAGCGCGCCACTCGCGCGCAGCCGCTCGCGGGCGCCGGCCTCGGCCTCACGCAGCGCCTCGTGCGTAGGCAGCGCTTCAGCCACCTTGCGCGCCCCGCCCAGGATCGCGCCTGGCCCGTAGTGCAGGGCGCCGGCGAACGTGCCGCCCTCGAGCGCGCGCTCCATCGCTTCCGGGAACGACTGCGCGCCAATCGCGTTGGAGAGTGCGCCGCCGGCGACGCCGTAGCCGCCAGGCAGGGCCGTCAGCGCGCCGCCGATGCCGTGCGTCAGCGCTTCCTCGGGCGTGTCCGCCTTGAGCGCCTCGGCCGCGGCGCCGCCCAGGATGCCGCTCGCGCCGGCGGCCCCGAGTGCCAGCGGGTTGCCGCCGGCCGCGGCTGTAGCCAGGCCGTAGCGCGCGACGTCGACGGGCATGCGCCCGGCAAATTGCAGCGCCCGGTTGGCGGGCCCCTGCCGCGCCTCGAGTTCCTTCGGGTCGGGCCCGACCAGCTCAGCTTCAGCTTCCGACAGCGGCCGGCCGCTGGCCAGGCGCCCGCCGTAGATCGCCTCCGCGGGCTTCGTCAGCATACGCGCCAGGTCAGCCATGCCCGCCTGGCCGCCGAGCACCAGGTCGCGCAGGCTGGCCGGCTGCTGGGCCGGCGGTGGTGGGGGCGGCGTGGGCTCGGGCAGCCCGGCCTCCCCGCTGCGCCAGCGGCGCACGCGCTCTCCGATATCGATAGGCTGATTCCAGAATTCGCCGGGGCGGTCGCCCAGGTCGACGTTGATGGTGCGGCCGCCGCCCGCGTAGCGTAGCGGCTCGTAGCCGAGGGAGCGCAGCGTCGCCTCGCGCACGCGGCCGCCCACGGCCATGCCGGGCGGCTGCCACACTGGCTGGCGATGGATGCGCACCTCGCCAGGCACAGTGGCGGTGCCCTTGCCCAGGAGTGCCGGCAGGTTGCCGCGCTCGAGTGCTCCATAAATGCGCCCGAGCTCAGGCGAGAGCGGCTTGGCGCTGGCCATCGAATAGAGCATGCGCCGGCCGCCTTCGGTCTTGAGCAGCAGCTTGGCCAGGCCGCTGGCGACGCCGAGCCCAGCTACCGCCTTGCCGGCGCCAGGGAAGCCCAGGGCATGCCCGGCGGCGCCGGCCACCTCAGCGCCTACACCGATCTGACCGAACGGCACACGATCGACGCTGGCGGCGTGCTGCATCAGGTTGACCAGGCCCTGAAAAGCGCGCTGGTCATCGCCCTGAAAGAACACGCCGAACGCCTTATTGATGCGGTGCGCGCCCTCGAGAAAGCGCTCGGCGTTTACTTTGCCCGTGACTACGTCGGTGGCATCTTCGATGACCTTATCGAGCATCTGCGACTGCACCGCAGCGCGGCCGCGCGGGTCGAGCGCGTTGTAGAATTTCTGCGCGAGTGCCCCGCGGTTGCCGCCCTTGACGAACATGTTGAGAATGGTGTCGGGCTCGTCGGTGGCGCCGGCTCGCGCTATGGCCGGGTCGCGGAAGGGCACCCGCACGGTGCGGAAGTGCTCGTCGGCAGCCTTCTGGGCGGCCTGCAGTTCGGGCACGCCGGATTTCTCCACGAACGCGTCAATATCGCTCCGCAGCGCATTGCGCACCAGCTGCAAGCGGCCGGCTGCCTTGGGACCGAGCAGGGCGTTGGCGCCGCCGCGCTGCGCCCGGATGGTATCGCCCAGGTCGCCGACCAGCTCGTGGATCAGCTCATAGCTGTTGTTCGCGCTGGCGGGTGCCTCCTGCGCCGCCTGCCACTGGACGAAATCGCGGATGTTGGTGGGTGGCGGGCCGGCCGGCGCGGCCGGCTGCGGCACCAGGCGGGCGCGCACGCCCTCGAGGTAATGCACCAGGGGGGCGTCGGGAGCCTTGGCCTGGCGCAGCTCGGCCAGCATCTTATCGATGGTGGCGAGGCCGCGATCGAGCGGCACATCGCCCAACTGCTTGTCCCGTACGATCTGGCCGACCTTGCCGTAGAGCTCAGCCGACTCCTGGCCCGTGCGGAAATTGCGCAGCCGCACCGCGGCACGTTCGATTGCTTCCGGGTCGGCGGCCGCGTGCAGTTCCCCGAGCAGTTGTTTGGCGCGGCCGCTGCCGCCCTGGGCGGCCTGCTCGAGATCGCTGAGGTCGCCCCAGCTGCCGCTCTGCACCCGCCCCTCGAGGGTCTTGGCGAAGGCCGCGGCCTCTTCCTCGGGCAGCGGCCCCTTGAACCAGCTGGCCAGCGCCTTGGCGCCGCGGGTGATGCCGCGGCCGACGGCGGTGCCGGTGACTCCACCGGCCAGACCGAGCCCGGTGTCGATCGCTTTCTGCCTCCAGTAGTCGTTGCCTTCGGTGACTGGTGCGAGCGCGCCCACAGCGGCGCCCTGCGCTGCGCCGGCGCCCAGCGCGGGCACGAGCCTGGCCCCGGACATAGTGGCGCCGCCGGGCATGACCAGGCTGGGCACCATGGCGCCGGCAAACTCGGCGGCTTTGTTGTACCCCTTATCGCCGCCCAGGTTCTGTCGCTGGTTCTGCTCACGGAAGCGCATCAGCAGGTCGACGTAGGGCGTGTTCCGCTCGTCCCCAAAGCCGTGCTGGCCCAGCTGCGCCAGGCCGTAGAACGGGTCGAGCGCGCCCTTACCGACGGCACCGATGGTCTGTGCCACCGCGCCCGGCCGCTCCTCGGGCTTATCGACAGCGAAGCCTGGCACGGCGAAGCCCGAGCCCCACTTCTGTTTGGCTGCCTGATACCAGGGCGAGGCCTGGATTACGCGCGGGTCGGCGCCCAGGCTGCGGATGATGGCGTCGTCGTCACCGGTGAGCTGTGGCTTGGGCGGTGTCGCCCGCGCGGCGGGTGGCTGCTCTACGACCGGAGTCCCGCCGAATTCTGAGTCGTTGACTTCGATCCCGCCAAATTGCGAGGGCATGCTAGGGCTTCCTGTACGTCTTGCCGTTCGATTCCTGATAGATCGTGCCCGAGGGCAACCGGTCGTACTCCTCTTTGGTCTTGATCAGCGGCGGACCGCCCGTTGTGGCTGGGGCTGTGGCGGCCGGCGCCGGACTGGCGCCTGGCTTCTGGTTCAGCCGCGCCATGAGCTTGTCGCGCTCGTCATACAGGCTCTGCTGCCGGTTGGCCATGTCCTGCTTGAGCACCTGCGCGATGCGGAATATCTGCTCAATAGTGGCTTCCTCGGGGATCAGGTCTTTGATCTCGGCGCGGGCCGAATCGGAGAGCACGCCCGCGAGCGATGGGTTGTTGGTGATCTTCGCGATTTCGGTCAGCGCCACCTGGCGCGCTGCATTGTAGGCGGCGAGCTCTGCGTCGCCGAGCTTATCCACCTCGATCTTGCGGAACGGCTTGTTGATCCAGGGTGAGCCTACGTCCATAACTCTCTTGCCGAGCGACAGCATCAGGTCGAGGTTTTTACTGGCGGTCTGTTCGAAGGCTTCGACCGCGGTGATCTGCTTCGTCAGCGCCTCGAGAGCCGAGGAGTCGCCGCGGCCGGCGGCGCGGGAGGCAGCCAGCGACACGTCGTGCGAGATATCGGCAGCCGTGCCGAGGATCTCGCCGCGGAGCCGGGCGCCCGCAACGCCCATGCCGAGCGGCGGCAGTGGCACACCCTTGAGATACGCTTCCGCGTGAAAGCGGATCTGGTCGGGCGTCATCTTGATCTCGGGGTGCAGGAAGTCCTGCATCTTCTTCGCGTCTTCCGGGGTCCACTGCTTGGAGTCGTCCGGCAGGTTGAGCGCCTTGGCGGCGATCCGATACTGCGACGACAGCGCCGGCGTCGGCTTCTGCTCGGCCTCGATTTTCTTCTTGCCTGTCTCCATGGCTGCGTACCTGGCGCGCAGGTAGTCCGGGTAGGGCACGCTCGCGCCCACCTCCACCCCCAGGATCTTGGCCATGTTCGCGTCGGTGACTGTCTGTCGGGTGGGCGGCAGCCACACGCTGTGCGCCGGGTTATCGGTGTTCGGGACAAACGTAAAACCGGGGCCGGGCGGCGGGTCATTGGCGCTGCCGAACACGGCGCCGGGTGTACGCGACGCGTCATTGAAGACCAGGCGCGCTCGCGTCTCGGCCTGCTGCGTCGCCTTCTCCTTGATCGCGTCTAACCGCTCCTGGTGGCGCAGCTGCATCTCGTCCTGCCGCTGCTGATACTGGCGTGCCTGGTCGTCGAGCTTCAGGTCGACGCCCAGCAGCTGGAGCTGAGTGCGGCGCGCTGCCTCCTCGCGCGTGACCTGGCCCTTGTGCATGGCCTGCACGCCGGCGCCGATATTCACGCCGGCATAGGGCGAGGCCGAGCCGGCCATGCCGGTGCCGAAATCACCCAGCATGCGCCAGAAATTCGGCTTGGCCTGCTTCGCGTATGTCGCCTTGAGCCGCTCGACTTCATCGCGCAGCTTGGCCTGGTCCGCCCGAAAGTAGCGCTCCGCCACCGACATGTCGGGCTGGGTCGGCAGGGCCGCGGCTACCGCGGGCGGCTGCGGTGGAGGCGTCGGTGGCGTGGGCGGCTCGGGCAGCGAGGGCGACGCAATGTCGGGTTCGATGGGCGGCGGCGTGAGCGAGGCCAGACTGGCCGCGGGCGCGCCTGGTTCAGCCGGCGGTGGGGAGGGCGGCGGCGCAGCGGCTGCCGGCAGGCCCTCGCGCATGACGTGCCCCGGGTGATAGCCGGTCTGGTCCGCGAGGTAGTTGATGTAGCGGTCGGGGTCGTTGCCGGCGGCCGCGGGCGCCCAGCCCGGATACACGCCTGGCTTACCCTCAATCATCTCCGCCATGGTCAACTGGCGGCCGACGTTCTTGCGCAGCTGCCGATCCATGGCGCGCTGGCCGGCGTCGATCGAAGGGAAGATAGCGAAACCTTGCGGGTCGGCGCCGGTGGCTTCCGGTTGATTGGCGAACTTGAGATTGCCCGGGTTGTTGTTGCGATAGCCGCGGCTGCCCGGTTTGCGGGAGCCTTCGAAGCCGATCATGGCCTCGCGCAGTGTGGGCACGTCGATCGTCTCGTCGTCTTCGTCCTCGCCCACCAGGCCGCCCACCGCCAGCTGCTGCGGCGTGCGGAAGTTCTGCGGTGGAGTCGAGCCCAGCGTGGCCGCGGGCGGCGCGCTGGGCGTGGGAACCATGCCGGCCGGCGCGGGTGGTAGTCCCTGGGGCGGCTGGCGCGCCATCATGGAGCGGATCACGTCGTCGTACACGGTGCCCGACTGCTGCTGCTGGTGGTCGCGCGCGCTGGCGGAGCGCAGGGTCTGACGCCGCTGCGCCTCGGCCAGCACCAGGTAGCTCGGGATCAGGCCCGACGGGTGCATCAGCTCCTGCTGGAGCGCCTGGTCGGGCAGACCCTTGAGGTCGTTGGCGGTGCTGATGAGGTCCATGGCTTATTTCCCCGCTCCGAGGTAGGCGCCCGCGCCGCTCATGAGGCCGCCCAGTAACTGGGTGAAGAAGTTCGGCGGTGGCTGCCGCAGTGTAGTATTCTGCGTGCCCGACTGCGTCTGCGTGTACGGCAGCGGCTGCTGCGCCTGGATCGCCGCCAGCCACTGCATGGCCTGGAACGGCGTCATCATGCCGTTCATGGCGTTCTGATAGCTGGTGTCGGCCACCTGCTGCTGGTAGCCCTGCTGGATCGCCGCGGCCTGCTGCTGCGCTGCCAGGCCTTGCAGTCCCATCTGACCAGCCTGGTTGTAGATGTTCGCCGCTTGTCCGTAGCCCTGCAGGTTCAGCCCCTGCTGCGCCTGGCGCAGCCCCTGCTGCTGCGTGGCCGCCTGTAGGCCGAGCTGCTGGCCCT